TTTAGTTTGTCGCAATATATTTTACAATCTATGATCTCTAAAAAAATGACTCATTTCTGAGTCATTTAAATATTCCTATTTTTTACCTCTATCTTTATAGTAGCTATCTCTTATTTCTTTTAGAACTCTATCTGCCTTATCATTTTTTTCTTTCGGAGTATGTTTTGCTACTTCAATATTTCCTCTACCGTTATTTATAATTATAATTTTATCTGGAGTTTTTGGAGCTTTTGCAAAAGTTGCACCTTTACTTCCACTAAAATAGCTTGCTCTTGCTTCTTTCAGGGCTTTCTTAGCTCTTTTTATCTCTTCTTTTGTTAATTCACGCCGTACAATTGGAGCTTGTACAGGCTCATAAACAGGGGCTGTATTTGCTATACTTACTCTTTCTCTTTTTTCTTTAACTACATTTGGTTTAGTTTCTGTAATTTGTGGTTTTTTTTCTGGTTTTTTCTCAATTACATATTTTTCTATTTCAGATTTATTTTGTGCAATCTTTTTTTCGGTTAAAGCTTTTTCTTCGGCTAATTTACGTTGCCTTTCAGCCTCTTCTCTTGCTTTTTCAACTTCAATCTGATCTTTTTGGTTTTTGTAATAATCATCTCTCACTTTTTTTATTATCGTTCCTGTCCCAATAGCAAGGAGTGGAATTCCTACCGCAAGGATTGAGCTTACAGCTATTAATTTTTTCCTTTTTTTCATAAATTTTCCTCCCAATAAACTTTTGAGCAAAGTAAATCAAATGTTTTTCAGATTTACTTTAAGAATTTATTTACTTTGTATTCTGTTATTAAATTTCATTTAATTACGTTTGTTATAATTCTACCATAATTTTTTAAATTTTTCAATTTATTTTTGCTTATATCACGACAAACGTACGAAAAAAAATCTAAAAAAAGGTATAATATTACTGAGATATTTTATGAAAGAAGCTGGTAAAAATGTCGGAAAATAACCAAAATCTAAAAGAATTGTTAATATCTAATTCCTGTCGCTCCAACTCTTTTTCTAATTTTTTATTTTTATCCATTTCTTGTTGCAGTGCCTTTTTAAAGCTATGATTTCATTTAAAGCTTCATTAGTATTGTATTTTTTATTTATGATTCCTTTAAATTTTTTTCCTATTTTCTGATTGTTACTTTTACTAACCCATATTCATTTTCTAATAGACCTGTCCTTCCTTCTTCCAGCAATTCTGAAATTAACATTTTAAATTCATCTATGTACCTCTTACTTTTCTTGCCATAATCAAGTTTCCCTCTTCAACTATATTTTAACAAATAGAAAACTAGTTTTCAAATTATTTGTCCAAGATTTTGGGTACACTCCAAAGATGTTGGACACGCTGAATAAATTAGAAAAAAATAAAACACCCTAATTTAGAGTGTTTTATGATTTACTGATATTTTACTGATTTTGCCATTTTATAAATCGCTTTAAACAATTATTTTTAAAGGTTTTGAGATAATTTTACTTTTTAATCCAAGGCATAGTTATTATTTTTACACCTATTATTTTTACTTATTTTTAAAGCATTTCTTTTTACATATTTTTAGTTTATAAGACATTTTTTAAATGTTTTATAAAAATTTGCCCCATTTTTGCCCCCAGTTTTTATAGTACAAATAAAATATAAATTCTTGCAATCTAGATTTATTTTATCAAATCCTTACTAAAAAATCAAGGAGCGATAAATGAAAAAATTTAAAATCAAAAACTTAAATGAAAAAGATATCGAAAATCTAAAACAAATAAAAATTATAGAACTGAAAGAAATGGAACTTCAGGATTTAAAAATCCTGAAAGTTAAAATTGAAACAGCTATTGATAGCAAAGAAAAAGAATAAGAGCCTTGTGTGGCTCTTATTTTTCATATCCTAGTAATTTTAGTAAGGCATCTGTATTAGTTTTTTCTTTTGATAATTTTAGTTTATTTATTAGAAATACTTTTTCATCTTCGGTTAATTTAAAGGTCAATGATTTATCCCTTTTTCTTCCAGTTGCCTTTCTTCCTACTTTCCATTGAGGAGTTTCTCCTTTTTTTACCCCTCGTGGTTTTATTTCTTTTCCCAATTTCTTTTTTCTCCTATTTCATAAAAAAATATATTATTATTGCCACAATTGCTAAATAACTTAATATGGCAATTATTCTTTCTTTCGTACTGGATTCTTTCCAGCCAACTTTGAATCTAAAGTTTATTTTAGTATTTCCAATTTTCATAAATTTATGGTATAATGGCTTTGTAGGATAGGGCTTTCGCCCCAGAGCCTACTTGAAAACAATTTTGATATAGAGCTTTAAAGGAATTAAACTAATTTCCACTGTGATTTCCTTTATTGCTCTTTTTTTCTTTGCCATTATCCTTATCACCTCCTATCTTGATATTATTATACTATATTTTTATATAAATGTCAACCCATTTTTATAAATAATAGTAGAATTTTTTAGCAAAAATATTTAAAATTATTTACAAACAGAAGTTTTTTTGTTATAATTTAATTGAAAAAATTTAAACAAAAATCTTCTATTTTACAAGATTTTATAATAGTTTTTCAAATTGCCGTTTGAGAAACTATTTTTTTATACACAAAAAAAGATAGCCATTTCTGACTATCCAAAATTTTACAAAAATAATTTTACAAGTTTTTTCTTATCTTCCTTTATAGTTTCGTCACTTTCCTCAAACGTTCCGAATCTATCGAAACTGACGGTTGTTATTAAAGCGATGAAGTTTGTGCCTATCAGGAGTATTAAATCTTCTGTCTTCGACCTTTCTTCTATGGAGTCAAATATTTCTTTATTGCTTTCGTTCTTCAGCTTGCTCCGTAGCAGATTTAGATTCTGTTTTCTTTGGTATCCTCTCAACTCCAATGTGATTACTGAATTTAAAAATATCAGTGCAAACATCACAATTGCAAACTTCCTACTTCTGTGATACATTTTCATCTTTATCATCTCTCTTCTTGACAAATCCGAACTTTTCCAGCAGAAGTTCCAAAAACCCTTTGCTGATTCCGTATCTTTTCTGATTGATTGTTTCCATCATAGCTTCCCCGAAAAATCCTAGCACAGGACTCCAGGGATACAGAAAACCCGCATTGAAATGCCCTACCACTTTATTAAGGGATAATGCAATAGCCATTGTCATTCCAGCAACAGCTATTCTTTTTATGTATGGCTTTACTGGCTGGTTGTCTATCATTTTTTGTGCCACTACTCCAAATAATACCCCACTGAAAAACAATATCAGAAAAAGTCCGTGATTATTTATTATTACTTTTAAATCCTCTACCATTGATTATGCTCCTTATATACCTACTGCTGTTTTTTCTTCTCCAAGTATTCTGTGTATTATTTCATCTACATTTATAGTTTTTTCAAGTGCCTCAGCACCTTTTAACAATAAATCCTCAGTAAATTTCTCAATGTCATCAGGAATATATGGATTGTTTATCTCCTGTGATTTCTTTACAAAATCCTCAAACTTCCCAAAAAAGTTGTTTTTAACAGCTTCCAGTTTTTCTATCCCTTTTTTAGCTCCAAAGATTATTTCCTTTTCCAATATTTCTTTTCTGGTAAAGTCTACCAACATACCTATTAAAATTACTTGTAACTGTTTATCCATTGTTTCTCCTCCTAAAATTTATAAAATCAATTTTAAGCTAGCTAACAAGTCCTACAATCAATTTTTGCTTGCTAGCCAGCCATTTCATACCAAAATTATTTTTAACGCTTATATTAGGCTTGTATTCAAGCCATTTTCACATTACTTCAGTTCAAAATGTGGCGTATCTTTCTTTTTCCAGTTTCCTCCCCATCCGACGTTAATGTTTTTGGATTTTGCAACTGCCAAGATATGATCTGCAACATCTTTCAATCTTTTAACATCGTAACCTTCCTGTTCTGAAAATTTTCGATAACTTCCGTTTTCATAAACTCCTGTTAAAAATATATCAACTGCATGTCCAAATCCATCACTTTTAATTTGATGATTAGATTTTGAAGTAACACCATTGGCATATGTTACAATTTCCCCTGGTTTAGTTCTTCCTAACGCAAATAATGCTTTTTGTTCTTCTGTTGTTCTTGCTCCACTCGTAATTCTAAAATCATACGGACTGTTTTCAATTGCAGTTTTCATAACTTCAACCAGCTTTGGATGTACTTTTTCCATTTTATCTAGACTTGACTGGGCAAAAGAATATTTTTTGCTTTCTGTTGATACCGCATTTTTCTTATCCCAATTTTTCAAATATTCCTCCTTTCTTTGAACTCTGTTCAGCCATCCTGTCAAGAATCCTTCCTGTGTCCTGTCAGCTTCAACTTTTCCCTTGTAATAAATTCTCTGCAAGTTGTGATAAACTTCCAAAAATTTTTCAGGATCCACTGAATTTAACGCTTCCAATGTTTTATTTCCGATTATTCCGTCTACATCGAGATTCGCATTTGTAAGCTGGTTTATAGCAACCTGTGCGTTTTTTGTTCCATTTCTTCCTGAATTAACTGCCCAATCGCATATAGATAGTGCCATTTTATCATTTACAACTTTATCCAGCTTATTTCCCAAGTAATATTTTTTCAGATATATATTTTTTGCAAAATCTATTGTTAAATCGTGCATATTTCCTTTGTATCCAAACTCCCTTGCTTCTTCTTCTATAATTCCGAATTTAGTTTTACCCCCTTTGTCATTTTTGTCATCTGAATATCCGCCTTCAACTTTCAGCAAATAATCAAAAATCTTTTCAAATCTATCCATGTTAAACCACTTCCTTTTCTTTAATTTCTTTTACATCTTTTTCCACTGTTTCAGTTATTAGAACAATATTATCTCCTTCGAGCATGACATCTATTACTTTTAATAATTTCCCCTGCTCCATAATTTCAGTTCCGATTAAATTCCTTATTTCCATTTTTATTCCACCTTTCTTCCTAGTAATTCCATATCTCTTAAATATTTATATAACTTTGCAGGACTGAATTGATTAGCCTTTAAAGTCTTTAAATTATATGTCAAACTTTCATCCAGCCCTTTATTAATTAGATGTATACATAATTCCGAACAGAAGTATCTGTCCTTATGCTCAATCCCTAACTCAAGTAATTGGCTAAAGAAAATTGCTCCATAGTCATAGCCCTTGCCTTTCAGTTTCATAAACTCTTTTAGCACAACAGGGATTTCAATATGCTTGTCAAGCTCATATATATCCATGTTATCCTTATAAACGAAAGGTTTTACCCTTACTCCACCTGGATTGCTTAGATACACATAGTCATTATATATGAATTCACAATGGCTATATTTTCCTAATGTTCTTAACGATATTAAAAATCCAATCAGGCTTTTTGGTTTATGAAAGCTGATATATAGTTTGTCTTTTTCTAATTGCATAAAATACCTCCTAACTTTGCTTCATTTCGCTTTCAAATAATTTGTTATATTCAATTTCAGCATTAAACGTTTTCAGCTCCTCAACTGTTTTACTTTCTAAACCATGTGATAGTGTAGTTTCAGCAACCATTGAAGTAGTAGTGTGCTTTCTCATTATCTCGCTCATTTCGATAAATTTCTGAACACTTACATTTACATACTTTTCAGAGCCGTCCTCAGTATAGAATTTCCAGTTGCTATACTCTGTTGCCATTAAATCAGTCATAACTTGTGAAAAATCCAATTTCTGTCCTTTGGATATTTTTCCCATTAATCTAAGAACGAAGCTGAGAACTAGGCTAAACAGTATTTTGGTTATATTAGACTGGTCTATTGTCCTGTTGTGCTGCAAGTATTTTTTGCCGTCTACTTCAAACTCAAAAGGTTTTTTTTCTCTCTCGATTCTTAGTTCATAAAGCTCTTGTTTCAATTTCTCAATTTTATCTTCCTTTTTGAATTTAATTTGATTGTCCTCAATGTACTCAAATTCAGATAGTTCAACAGTCTTGATTTTGCCGTTTTCTATCAACTCATTTGAATTTAAAGTGTATTTTCCAGCCTTATATAATTCTTCTTTTGTTGCTTCTCTCAAAACATTATTCTCAAAAACTGGATTTTGATATTCCAATTCATCCCAGATGTGCTTTTTATCATCCCAATCCGGGTAAAATCTGGTTGGATTTTCTTTAAATTCTTTCAGAGTTGTGATAATTGGTCTTGCTATTATTTCAAGACTTTCTTTGCTATAAATTACAATATTCATCTTTTTTCATTCCTCTCTTCAAATTTACTTTAAAATCTATTTCCAGCGTCCATATGCCGTAAAGAAAATCTTTATTGGACCAATAGGAAACTCTCCGTAGGCATCGAATGTGTTGGAGCCTAAAACATTTATCGCAATGTTAGTATTATGACTAGATCCATCATGGATTGCTACAACACTATAAATTTCTTTAAAATCATTATCTAATACATTTCTATAAAAACTCCCCAAAGCTCCAGCAAAACCTTTTCCAAATTGAACAATAACTCCGTTTGGGTATTTTATAGTTTTGTTTCCAAAAATAAGATAATTTTCTATCCTATCTGAAATTGGCTTATTACTTATTGCCCTAAATTTTGACGCGTCATTGTATGTTAAATTTGTATTTGCTATACATTCGTAATAAAATTTTGTAACTATATCATAATAGAATTTTCCGATTGTTTTAGTTCCTGAATCTTGAATGTTACCTCCAAATTCCAGCCCAATTATTTCAGCTAGTCTTTTTCCTTCTAAAGCTGTACCGGCAGTAGTTCCTAATCTTAATTTACCTTCCGTTGTTTCAGAAGCTTCTGGAATTACAGAAGAAGCTAGGTCTTTCACCTTCTTTTCTGTTATTAATCCCTGGTCTGTTTCAGTTGCTGGTTTTAACACTTTTCTAAATAATCTGGCTATATTTTTGATTGTAAGTATTTTTGTGTGATTTAACCCTTCAATTAATCTATCCCATGCTGTTTCGTTTTCATTGTTTTTAACCAGATTTTCTATTTTAGGAATATCTGTGTTTGCCTCAGATTCGGAGTAGATTTTGGCTATTCCGTTTTTTTGTTCGGTTGCGTAATCAATTTTTTGTATATAATTATTTTCGATATTTATTTTTAAATCATTGAACATCCGAGCTGTTACTGTTGCACTATTATCCATATTTAAACTAATTTGCATGCTATCTGATAACGCGAAAATCAAATCAATTGTAATCGTTGTTGCTGTTTGACCTTTCTTTTTTTCAATCGTATCTGGATCATTTGCGATTAATAATGCAAATAGTATTTCATTATTGCTATCATCTTTAGCATATACTCCGATTGCGTTTATTTTGTATGTATTTGTCACATTTTCGTTTGTCAATGCTATTTTTAATACAACTTTTTCATTTTTTCTTGTAATTTCGCTAATTCCTACACGTTGAACTGGATTATCTAACACCAAAACTTTTGTAATGTCCATTGCTTCGCTATATATAAATGCCGTAGTTTCAACTTTCGTAAAATTAATTTTAGTTTCGTTAGACATTGCTCGCGAAATTAATTCTTTTCCTTTTTCTGTGATTGCCGTTCTTTTAAATGTTGCCATTTTACCCCCTTATTTCTATTTGATAATGATTTTCAATGAGTATTCCGATTCCTATATAATAATCATTTGCAGTCTTTTTAGTGCTTTCTATTGAATCAAGATGACTGCGTACATTTTTAGAAGTGTTTATTATATTTATCAATTTATTAAACGAAGCTGTATTTTGTGTGTCTACTTCTGTTTTTATTTTAAATGTTCCAGGAGTTCCGCCATACTTATACCATTCGATTATTTCTGTATTTCCAACTAATAAACTACTTATATTTTCTACAGCTCCTTTTGTACCTTTTTTCATATGTGTTATTAAACTTTCAAGTATAAGTTTTCTTTTAGTCTCTAATGAAATTTCATCAAATGAAGCTTCAACATGATATTCCCAAAGCAATAAATCTAACTCTTGTTCAGTTAAATAATGTATTCTTCCAATTAAGTCCAATCTTTGTTTCATAATTTCATGCCTTTTTTTTAATACATAATCTATTGATTCGTAAATCCATCTTGTTGTATTATCTGATAAAGTCGATTTTGCAGCGACATCCGTAAGTCTCAAATCATCTATCTTAATCATTTTCAACCCCCTGATAGTCTAAGGTGATACCATTACAAACTGCTATTTGATTGTATTGCAAACTTTGAAATGTCGGATTTGTAAGGACAACTCTTTTAACACCTGCCAATTTTAATCTTTTAATTAATTCGTCAGTATTTATATCGCGTCCTAACTTTTCTTTTTGCCACTCAATAAAATTGTTAACCTCTTTTTGAACATTTGATTTTATCGCATTGACCATCATTTCGTTTTCAGAATTAATATAATACGACAGATTTATATTATAATTTACTATTTCCGGATCCTTTACAGTTACCTTATCTGTCAGCGGTCTTACATAATCGCCATTAACAACTTTGTAAATTCTGTCTTTTAATTCTGATGTTGGTAATCCGATATCCGTCCATACATAAATATCGACCTCGCAAGGATTTGGACTATTAACCTTTACATCTAGTATTGACTGGCTGGCACTTTTTGTCCAAAATTCATACGCCCCACTAGAACCTGCTACAGTAAAACTTTCAGGCAAAATTCGAATTCTTTCTCTATAAACTTCGTCATTTTCAGTATCGGATCCGTTATTAGTAACAGTGATATTCTCAACAGAATCATAATATGGAAATATATCTACCATTTCTTTAATTTGTCCAACAGGAATATCATTACCGATAGTTCCTGGCGTATTACAAGTTGCGATTCCATCAACGTACAATTTACCTTTTACAATTTTGTATTCTTCGTTTGTGCTAAAATAAAGTTCGTTGTATCTAATTCGTGATGATTTTGGTATTGTAATATCAGTTGCCTGAATTGTACTAATTTTGAATCTAAACGTCGCTTTTGCTGGTTGTTCTGGTAAACGTTCACCACGTGAACCATAAATTTCTCCACGCAAATCAAGTCTTTCGTCTCTTGCAAATCTCAAATAATTTTGTTTCATTTCATCGTTATATTTTTCTTCTCTTAAAGCAATTAAATATGCTACAGTTTCAAAAATTAACGTTTCTGGACTTGCCTCAGTTAAAGTTCTTCCACTCAACTCTTGAAATTTATTTATCATATCCCTTTTTAACTCCCAGGCATCCGAATCAATAATCTCGTAATCTTTATCTAAAATTTCATTCAATATTTATCACCTCGATTCCCAATTCGATATCAAAATCATTATTGTGTTTATCTGTCATTTTTATTTCTGTAGTTTTTAAAATCGCTCTTGGCTCGTATTTCCTGAACATCTCAAGCAACTGTGAAGTTATCCTGTTTTCCACAACATTTATATTTTTATCTATCAAGTCGCTGTCAAAACTAAAATCACGATTAAGCGGCTGTTCTTCCTTGCAAACTTTCAAAAGCATTCCAATATTTGTTACAACTTCCTCGACATAATTTTTTGGAGAATAATTTATTTCCTCGTTAGATGAAACATATATCATTATTTACCTCCAGTCTGATTTCTCAAAAAATTCAGTAAGATCTGTCTATCTGTTTCATCAAAATTTTTAGCATAATTAATCATTTCATTAACTTTATCTGCTGTAATCATTCCTGCTCTCACTAAATTCATCAGTTCATCAATTTTTGCGTCTTTCTTGATTTTTTCAAGCTGTTCTAATATTTCCTTTTTCTTATTTTCTGCAATCTGAATAGCTTTATCCACTTTTTCGAGCGTGCTATCTACTTTATTTTTTACTTTTTCAGAAAATTCCTGTAATTTTGTTTTCTGCTCGACTTCAATATTCGTAGCTTCTGCTTCAACAAGTTCTTCCTGTTCTTTCTTTTGAACTTTTAACTGTTCTATTATCTGATTATATTTTTTAGGATCATCTATGTATTCCTTTAACGTCAAATCTAAATTTATATAATCAAATTCGGAAGTTTCTCTGTTGAAATAAGAATTCTTTTCGCTTATATCTATTATCAAAAATGGAAAAGCTCCAAATGTCTGTCCTCCTAATGTTAAATAGCCATACTCTCCGAACTCCCACATAGTCTTTATTTTATCAAGCTGTTCCGATGGTGTTGTTTCTTGTAATAATGAAGAAATCAATGTAATTCCAAAAGTTATTTCCGTTAATTCTCTGCCTTGATGTCTTAACATGCCAGGTCCGTATATTGGGTTGTGTTCAGATATTTTAGATTTATATGATCTATTTATCTGATTATTGATTGAAAATACTTTTTTGTCGGATACTTCAAATATTACATCTCCGAGACTTCCTATCATTATTCAGGTCCTCCTGTCTTGTCGCCGCCAATCATAATGCCACTATGTTTATGTGTATTAAGATTAATACTTCCACCAGTTTTTGTAGTTCCGCTGACTTCTAAATCTCCATTAATTAAAATTTTGCCGATATTCAAAGTCAATGTATTTTTATCGTAGCTCCAACTTCCGCCATCAGAAAAAGTTCTTTTTACTTCACTTTCACTACTAGAAGCACCACGCATAGGACAACCAAGCACAACTCCTTGTTCAGGCATTTCTGAAAAGAATAAGCAGTAAACAGTTTGTCCTAGTCCAAGTGTATAATTATCACTGTGGCTTTCAGAATAAGGAACTAATACATTAAGCCAGTCCGTTGTCTTATCATCATCGCCCTTTAACAGAACTCTTACTTTTCCAGTTTTTGAATCTATCGCACTTACTTCTCCTGCTTTTAATGTTTCAATCAATTTAACCACCTGCCTTATCACTTTTTGTAACAAAAAAATCACAATCAAATTAATGACTGTGATTTAATGTTTCTATTTAATTTTCAATTTTGTCTAGTAAATTTTCTATTACTATTCAAAAAATATTTCATCCAGAACTTCAACAGGATAAGTATTTATTAGTCCGTATCGGCTGTCAACTGTTGTTCCTATCAATAAATCTTTTTCCCTGCATATCTTAGTCGCTTTCTTTCCTATAGAAGGTGCGTGGTATGATTTTGGCTTTATCCCTTTTATATTGGCATAGGCTATTACTGTCAGATGGTTGCTTGTTACTGTTCTTCTTTGATTATTTTCCAATCTTTTTATGCTCTTGTCGTTGTTTTGAACAGTACCTGCAAGTCCAATTACATTGTTCTCAATATTATTGATTCTGCTTTCAGCTTCTACCATCCATTGTGCCTGCTGTAAAATTAATTCAGCCTGTGTAAGAGGTTTTTTCTTCTCTTCATATTTTCCTGTTTTTCTGATTGCTGGAATAACTTCTGATGTTATCCATTTTCTAAATGGTTTTGCTTCTTTTTTATCACTTCGTAATATCAGAGTATATAATCCACTTTCGTTTGTGAAGTTGGTAATACCAAATTTACTCCCTAAGTTAAACTTAGTCACTTCATCTTCATCTAATCTCTTGGCTACAACAGTAGGATTTGTTAATTCTAATATGTCGCAAACATCTTTTATACAAAACCATACTTGATTACTAGCAAATATCGTTCTTACACTTCCTAAATTTTCTTTACTGAATATTTGAAATCTTTCATCATTTATAACTTTTAAATCGTGCATTCTTTTATCCTCCATTATACTATATTTTTTCTTTCAATTCTTGCCACTCTTTCAGCAACTTCCTTTTCTTCGTTTCTTTGGACAAATGTTTCTATATTTGCCCCTGCTTTGTAGTATTCTCTTTTGATTGTTTGATAATATTCGCCCAAAGCATCTTCCAAATCCATTAATTTATCCAAATTTTCTTTAGACAGCATTTCGTACATTTCCTCTAATAAACCAAACACTACCTTTTTTGTTGATTTTAACTTGTGATTGTGTTCGTCCAATAAACTTTCTGTAATTTCAAATCCTAGTTCTTGTCTAAGTGTCATAAAAATTTCCTCCTAAAATATTTGTTTTTTAAGAGAATATATAGTATAATAGTATTGCGAAGTACATTATACTATATGTCCTCTTTTTCGTTTCGTTACGAGAGAGGGGATTTTTTATTTTGCTTTTCTTATGATAATTTCCTTTTTTTCTTTATTATAACTCACTTCAATTTCGTTGTTTTCTTTAGTTATACCCATATCATTAACCCATTTACTATTTAATGTCATTCTGGGGGTATATCCACCTGTACCTCCTTTATTAAAATTTACTTTTTTCAGAATTTTCTCTTCCATATTCTCACCTCTTCCGTACGATAATTTATAATAACATTTCCGTACGAAAAAGTCAAGAACTTTTTTAAAATTTTAGTAAGTTTGATAAGAAAATATTATCTTACTGTAAATATCTTCCATTTTTTCAGGTGAAATTCCATTTTTGGTAGCTGTTCTTATTTTGGCTTCTTTTTCCATTTCTTCTGATTCTTTTTCTGTCATATCAGGTTTTAATAATTTTGAAGTTTTTAAAAGCATAACGTACTCTATGTAAATATCTTTTTCTTTATCTGTTGGTATTTCATTTTTTGCTCCAAAGTTACTTTCTGTAATCCCATCTTTTTTGCTATAAATCAACTTACCGTGAGTTGCTCCGTTATCTAACTTCCAAAATCTCTTATCCCCGTAAGCAAAAACATACAATATGTCATAATCTTTTATATGGTCTTTCGCTGCTTTAATCATAACCTCTTTTAGTGCAGGTTTCTTTATATTATCTTTAACTAATATAGCTAAATAACCTCTTTTACCATTTTCATTTTCACCATCTAGTTGATTTTTTAACACTTCATATTTCAACTCATCTTGAGAAACTTTATTTTCTTTCTCTTCGCAAAATATGCCTAACACACAATTATTTTCTTTTTTCTTAGCTGATTCAGCTTGTTTCTTCTCTTTTTCAGCTTTCTTTTTAGCTTCTTTATCCTCTTTAGCTTTAGCAGCCTTGATTTCATTTTCTTTTAAAACTTGCTCATCTACAGGCGGGATTGACCCAAGTACAACAAAAACTAATACAACAAATCCTATAAAAGATAAAATCTTATTCCTTTTTGACAATCCGCTCTGAAAAATAATTACTGGAATAGCAATAACCCAAAAAAGTATTGCGAATAATATTCCCCACCAAGTTTTAAACCATTTTTTCTTTTCCATTTTTTAATTCCTCCTAAAAATAATTTTCTATATTATACACTATTTCTAAGGAAAATCAAAAAATAATTTTAATTATACCACTATCCCAAACTTAAAAAACAAATATTTTAGTTTTCACAGTCATTATTCAATTGCCATTGTCCTGTATTTTTGCATAAAAAAATCACAGCTAAATTAATAACTGTGATTTTAAATATTTTTAATTGCTATTCTAACAACCCTTCCATAACTTCATTATGAAACTGCTCTACTTTTTCCGCTATTTCTAAAAATAGTTCTTCGTAATCTGATTTCAAATCTCCTATTATAACACTTCTATCTATCTGTTGTATTGGTATTGAAACCATTCTATGTGTCCTAATATACGATAATCTAGTCAAGTTTATTTTAGGAAATTTTGATGGATCTATTTCTATATCATATACTGGATTTACATTTATTCTGTTTGGAATAGTTGAAATAGGAAGAACCACATAATCATCATTTTGAGGACTTCTTAATACTAAAGCAGGTCTTGATTTTATTGAATTTCTATGTAATCTTGTATTGTAATATTGAGTTAAACATCTAACTATTTTTCCTACCATCAAACCACCGCTTCATAGTCGTCAAATTCATCATAGTACATATCCCACACATAGTCATAAGGCCTTACTTTCTTTGCGTCTTCTCTTATATCTTCAGTTTGAATTTTAATCCTTCCGTTTTCTTCTTTTTTAAGCCCTTTTCGAGAATTGAGCCAAGAAATTTCCTTATGTGTTAATGCACTTAACTTCCACGATGCTAATGCTCCGTATTCTTGAATTACATTGTTTATTATGTATTTACTTTCACTTTTTATGTCTTCTGTTTCATAGTTTATTCCATCTGTTGTGTAAGAAGTTCGTACCTCTCTTGACACAGGTCCATACTTCCAGCCTTCAAATGTCTCATTAAAAAGAGGTTCATTTAAAATAGCAATTGTTTCCCTTTGCGAAAAATACAGCAACTTCTGTAATTTCATTTCATCAATAATTTCTCCTGTCACTCTTTTATATTCATTAAAAATATATTGAGCAACATTTATTATTTTTTCCATATCGCTACCTCCTCTAGTTATCATTTGACAACTAAATTATATCTTAAAAGTAGCAAAAGTGCAACAGAAATTTAGAGTTTTTTTGAATAATATCAAAATATTACAAATCACAGTTATTATATTTAATTGTAATTGTCCTATAAATAATTTACTTCTTCTTATTTCTGGCTTTTCGTCCTCTTTTCTTGCTAGAACTCTTACTACTTCTACCTTTTTTGTTTTTAGATTTAGCCTGTTTTTCTGCTTCTTTTTGCCGTTGTTCCTCTTTAGTCTGGGCAATCGCATTTTGTTCGGCGTTTTCTCTGGCTCCAAGTTTCATAGCATTGATTTCACAAGTGTAGTCGCCAGTTACATTATGCGTTACTTTATCTATAACATACTTTCCTTCAAATTTTCCCCAACTCTCATCTAATTCTATTATTGCTCCAGCCAAGTATTTAGTATTTCCGTCAACATTTAAAGTTATCTGATATTCCTGTTTCATGTTTTCTTTTAATGTTTTCTTAGCTACTTTCTTGGCTGTACTTTTTCCTTTTGTCTTAACTTTTAAAGTTTTTTCTTTTTTGCCTCTACTTTTTTTACTTTTTGCTTTCTTTTTTAATTTCTCTTTTGATTCCTTAATCGTTTTGCCTTTTTTTTTGGATTTTCCACTTCCTGTTTTTTTGCTTTTTTCCTTTTTAAAAGACGCGTAGCTCATTTTTTTACCTCTTATTTTTTCTTGGATTTAACCTTTTTACTGGACTTCTTATTTTTAGAAGAGTTGCTACTGTTCTTTGATTTTTTATTTTCTGATGATTTTTCTTCTGAACTTTCAGTTGTAACTTGATTACGTTTTTCAAGCTCTTTTTTTGTAATAATTTCCTTAATAACTTTTTTCTTATCAGGATCATAATAGGAAACTTCAACATTATCATAAATTTCCTTATTTTTCTTTTTCAAGCTAAAACTTCTGATTCTTTCATCATTAATATTAAAAATCTCAACAGTATCATTCTTTTCCATTTCTTCGTCATCAAAAATGATTATCTTGTCATCAGACACTTTCATATTCAGCCCTGTTTCCTTGACAACTCTGTTAATAAAAGCCAAATCTGTTTCTTGATTTTGGTCGAGTCTTCCAAAAAATTCGTTATCTGCATATATTTCTGCATTCATTTCATGCTTATTGGCAATCTGTGTAACAAGCTCTTTCAAAGTTATATTTTCCCAAGCGACACTATTCTTTTGGTCTCTAATATTCTGGTCTAATGGTAAAGCCAAACATTTCAAATTAAGCCTGTTATTTTCAAATGTCGGCTCATCCACATAAAAAGTTCCTAAATCCAAAAAATTAGTTTCATTTTCCAGCTCTTCATGAATCCCAACAAGTAATTGAGCATTTTCGTCAGGATACCATTCTTTAAGCCAGCGATAATCCAAATTTTCAAGTTCCAGCTCCAAGTCATCTATTGCATTCTTAGAGTTATCAGTATAGTTTAGAGATGAAATAGAATGGGCTATCTCATCAGAAATATCAACTTTATTAAAAATTACCACAACTCTTATGTTCCTAGCAAAAGCCACTTCTATTCACCTCTTTTCCAAGGTGGTAAATTTTCGTCATCTTCAACTTCTTCTGAAATTTCAGGAATAATAACAGGAATATTGGCCTCGAAAATGGCAATGTCAATTAATCTTAAATTACTTCTTATAAGGTCGTGAAAATATCCTTCACTTCCGTAAATTTTAAAAGCTATCAAGTCCCAAGTGTCGCCTGAAACTGTTCTATACACTTTTACCTTTGCCATTATCCAAATGCCGTCCTTTCCCTTTTGTTTATGTCTCCTGCTATTACTTTCCTTACAATTCTTTCGACTTCCGACGGATTTCCACCATTTACATTTATAACGATTGAATAATTGTTTCCGCCATAAGAATTGCCGCCTTTTAAATTGCTTACTCTGTCTTTCAGATTAGCCACTTTATCCCTCAAGGTACTCCTAGTTTGAGAATTATTAAGTATTCTCGTACCTTTCGGAAGATTTAAAAGCATTTCACTTTCGGCTAGGAAGGCTGGTTTGCCTGGTATTTGAATTAATTCTGCCCCACGTTCTGCTACCGTTGTTAGTCCACCTTCAAAATAATTTGTTCCTGTCCATTTTTGTCCAAAAAGCCCTCCTATACCTGCTGATATCGGATTATTTGCAGCAAAATCCTTGATTTTATTCCACTTTTCAGTAAAATAATTTACAACTCCATCAATTGCTTTTTTTAATCCTCCAGCCATAGTATCGAAAGCATTCTTTATTCCGTTCCAGATTTCCGTTGCCTTTGTTTTCATTTCGTTCCACTTGGTTGAAAAAGAAGATTTAACCCCTTCAAATCCTGATTTTAAACCTCCCCACAAAGCCATTGCTTTACTTTTTATAGCGTTCCATACAGCTATTGCTACAGCTTTAATTTTATTCCAAATTGCTTTAAAAAATGGTGCAAGAGGTTTAAAAATAGCTTTAATTATAGCAACTCTTACCATAATATTTACAACAATAAAAGCCCACACAGCGATAGCAACTACCTTGATTACTGTCCAAACTGCCTTAAAAACAAATGCCAGAGTTTTCACAACTGCTTTTATTACTGCGACCGCTCCTATAACTATCGCTTTTATAACATTAAACACAACCATCACGACTACTCTTATAGCGGTAAATGCCACTTTAAAAATTGCAACAAGTACTTTTATACGGATATTCATTTCCATTAAAGCTCCGATAATAACAAATTTTATAACATTACCTATTACAGATAAAACAGGTTTTAAAGAATCGAATAACGGTTTCATTTTTCCTAACTCTTTTGTTGCTGATGAAGATAATTGACCAAAGGCATTTTTTAAAGTATCTGCTACAGCTTTGAAATATGGGGCTATCTGTTTTATTCCGTTATTGACTCCATCTCTAAACCATTTCCATTTAGCATACAACAATACAAACACGCCTACAATGACCGCTCCTGCCAAAACATAAGGATTAGATAATAACGGTCCCAACTTCATCATTGCTGGTCCTAATTTGTTGATAATCGGAAATGCTGTTTTAAGTCCACTGGCAAAATTTCCAGCGATTTTAAATTTATCGAATATCAAGATTCCTTTGGATATAGTGCTAAACAAAGGAGAAAATACTTTTATAGCTCCACCAACTCCCAGCGATAATAAAGCAAAGCCCGCTACTGCCTTCATAATTCCTGATGCTAGTTTTGGATTTTGTCTTATCCATTCAGCAACTTTCTTTATCATTGGTGTTAAGGCTTCCAATGCACTTTTTATAGTAGGTGCTAGAGCCATTCCTAAATCTGCCAAAACATTCATCATTTGGTTTTTAGCAATTTTCAATTGTGTTCCCAATGTTTTCATTCTTTCGGCGTATTCTCGTTCAACAGCACCGTTTGCCATTTCAGATTTAGCTTTTGACAAATTTTCTCTTAACTTATCAGTGTCGTTTGCCAATGTAGCTATACTATTCGCAGCTTGTTCGCCAAATATATCAGTCAATAATCCTATTTTATCTCCAGCGTGAGAACTCTTTATTTTTTCTAAAACTTTCAGAATTGTTCCTTCGGCATCTCTCGCCATATCATGCGCTAAAGTCTCTCCATTTATTCCTAAAAACTCAAAAGCATTTGCTTTTTTTTTGGTATCTGCCCCTTTTCCTAGCTCCAAATATAACTGTTTTATCCCTGTCGCCGCAACATTTGCCTCTGTACCTGCCGCAATTAGAGTTGCCCCTAATGCAATGTTTGCTTCTTTTGATACATTAGCAGTCCTTGCCACAGAACCTACTCTCTGAGAAAAATCCACTAACTGTGCAGCAACAGAAGCGGTATTATCAGACATATAATTGATAGTATCAGCAAATGAAAATACTTCTTTTTTCGTTAATCCTAACTGTTCTTTTGTTTTTGCTAAAAACTGTCCCGCTTCCTGTGTAGACATATCAAACGCAACCTTTAATTGTTGAGCTTTATTTGTGTATTCAACAATTTGATTTCCTACTATTCCTGACTGTGCTAACGAGCCAGCAATTTCATATAGTTCTGGTTGAGATAATGGTGAATTTTCCGAAATTTTTCTAATGTCTGCATAATATTTTTCCGCTTCTTTACCTAACATTTTTCGTAAATCTGCCTGACTTTCTTCAACATCCATGTAAACCTTCACAGGTACTGCCAATGCTCCAGCTGTCGCCATTCCTCTATTAAAAGTTCTGTCGCCAAATGCTTTGACTTTCCCAATGTTCTCCTGTCGAGCCTCGTATCTTTTTTGGGCTTCTTTTAGTTTATTCATCTTTTCAAGTTCAGAATTTACTTTTGTTAATTGTGACTTGTAACTTCCTAAACTCTGATTCTCCCCCTCAATAGCACTTCTTGCGGCTTCAAACACATGTTTTTGGCGTTCTTTTTGTTTGTTTAAACTGTTTACAACTTTTTCCTGCTCTTTTATTTTTTTAGCAAGTTCAGTATTACTTTGCCCTGTCTTATTGTATGCTTCTTTAAGTTCGTGAAGTTTTCTTGCGGCATTAAGATGTTCTTTGCTTACATTTACATAAGCACTTTTTAATTTTTCGACTTTTTCCAAAGCTCTTTGAGCCTTTTCCAGTTCCTTAGCCTTTTTTCCTAATTCCTCTGCACTTTTTGCTGTATTTTTCATAGCATTTGCAACCTGTGCCATTCCAGTCAATGCTCCTGCTACAGCCGCACTCATAACTATATTCAGTTCCATATTTTTAGCCATAAAATTCCTCCTTTCCTGTTGCTTTTTTACAGTTTTCAATGTATAATCCTAATGAAAATAAATTTAAAATTAGGTGATTTTATGAAAAATAATAAAAAAGATAATATTCTTTATATAATTTTTGCATTTTTGGGAACTCTTCCTGCATTATTTTTAAATATTTTTCCAATCTTATTTTGGGGAATATCCCTATTTTTTATGATACTTTTGTGTCTTTCTCTAGGAACATTTGGTATTTTCATCATAATAGCAATGATAATTACTGTTATAATATCAGCAGTTTATATTTTTGGAGGCAAATAGCCTCCATTTTTTATTCCTTGCTTTCCTCGTACCTCATTTCTGCTTCCTGCATCAATTCCTCTGCTCTTGTCTGCCAATATTCCAGTTCATACAGGCTACAAGACATTAGTGTCTCATAGCTCATATTTAAACTGCTTTTATATTCATTTGAAAAATTCAATGCTTCAAGAATATCAGTTACTATATCAAGCAGTTGTATTATTTCTGGTCTTCTTTCTTCATTTCTTCCTCTTGTGCTTCCGTTTCCTCTATCACGAAATTCTCTGTATCGTCTGCTGAACCCAAGCCTGCGTTCAAAAAACCCTTAGTTTTATTCAAAACTTTTATATAATCAGTCCCTTTAAGCCCAAGCAAGTCGCCATATTTAATTCCGCTAGCTTTCGACGCAACTGTTAAAGCCCAGCCATCTTCAAGCTCCTTTACTGTTGCCCCTTTATTCCTTGCCTTATATTCTTTCTCTGCAAAAACTAAATCTTGCCCTGACAACTCTTCTAAATCTAATACAATCTCCTTAATGTTTTTTGCTCCAAATTTATATTCTCTTCTTAATTTAATTACTTCTGCCATTTTATATCCTCCTAAATTTTTATGATAATCCTAACATTCTTCTGATTTTTCCGTTTGTTTCTCCGTTTATATTACTGATTCTGTTAAATACATCAAGAAATGCTATTTCTTTACCATCTATCACTACTTTATAATAACTTAATGATAAATCAAGCGATGCTTCAAGTTTGTTTCCTGGTTTTAAATCTGGTCCATCAAATTTTTTAAGCATTCCTTTAAAAGTTATATCTAGACCTACATAAGTTGCTGCGTGTGTTATTTTATTCATTTTTTGGATAACACCCTTACATTCAATAAATAATTCTCCCTCATTATTAAAATTTAAAAGCGTTTCATCTATACATTCCATTTTTATTTTTGATTCCAATTTTTTATAATGCCCTGTTAAGGGTGCTTCATATTCAGAAACCATTCCTATTTGATTGATAGTTACGGTTGTGGTTTCTAAATTAGGCAGCTGCACTGAACCTATTCCTGCTAATTTATTTTCGCCATTAATAAATATTTCAAGATCATTTAACGCTATCGGCATATTTGCTTTTCCCATTTTCTAACCTCCTAACTTCCTAAATTATTTGCAAATGCCTGTAAAGCATCCACATCGTATTTTTTCTTAAATGTCATGGATTTTAATCCTGGAGCAATTCCAAGTTTTATAATCCAAGTAACATCTCCATTTATTACATTTGTTAAATTATTATCTTCTTCTGATAATACAGCCTCTGCAGCAAGGAAATGATTAGCTGCAACAAGTCCATTTAACCTTATGTTCATAGATTTTGTAATAGTTTCAGCTAATTTAAGTGTAAATCTCTTATCTATGCTATTGAAATAACTAATTACTAATTCATTTCCTATATACTTGAACATTCTACGAGTATAGCCAAACTTGTCTTTCGGATCTGTTGCTAGAGGATTCTTGGCTGTTTCAGTTCCCCAGCAACGCCAACCTTTAAAGTTTATTGCCGTTACAGCTCCATTTTTATTTAAAAAGTTTGCTTGTTGTTCCTTATCCAGCATTATTTCTTCAAAATTTCCATTTGAATTTTTATATGCTAAGGCATCTATTTTATAAGCGTGATTTGAAGGTGCTTGCGATGGAATGTTGTCATTTTCTGAATCTACTTTTAACGACAACGCTCCATAGTGGATAGAGTGAAAATACACGTTTCCTGAAAGTTTTGGGTAACCGTATAAAATTACCTGATCTTCTGACAATATATTTTCACTGTCTTTCCAAGATACAATTTCATCATATCTTTTGTCCGCAGGTGCATTTATCAAGGCTAGCGCCTCAAACATTCCTGAATTTATATTTTTAGCTTTTGTCGCCATTACAGCTGCTACTGCACTATCATTTGAAAAATCTGGAACATCAATAAATGCTGGAAGTTCTGAAAATTTCAAATACACTTCATCAACTAAATCAAGTCCAGTTCTCTGCATTGTGTTAATGTTATATCCACCAATTGCTTCCTCTTTTTTTACTTTTGTTAAATCCACTTCGTAATATTCGATGTCAATTTTATTATTATTTGGTGCTGTTGCATAAATTTCCAGTCCCTCATCCGTCCATAAATATCTTGCATCCGATATTTCAGAACTTGTTGAATTGTCTTTTACAACAAGGGTATCTGTTATTATTTTGTGATTTTTAACAAGAACTTTTCCATTTTTTATTTCCAGTCCTTGTGCTGTTTTTTTGTTATCAGACTTATGTTTATCCAAGTCTAAAATATTTACAACAAATAAAGGTGCTACTGCATAAAGCTCAAAAAATACTTTTACTGCCTGAGAAATACTGAAGTCTAAATCATAAGTATCTCCAAAGTATTCAATAGCTTCTCTTAACGTTCCAATTCTCACAATTTCATTAGTTTTCCTTTTTCCTTTTTTAACCTTATGAATTGGTGCCATTCCTACAATAAAATGCCCATAATCGAGCGTAACAGGCAAATTTATATCGCTTGCTGCTTCTGTCTGATACGTTCCGTGTTTATACGCCATCATTTTCTCCTTTCACGCTTTCTAAAAGTTCATCTGTTAGTTGTTCAAGCAATATTTCATTCTTTTCTGCAAAAGGTAAATCATCTGCTTTAATAAGCAATTTTTCAAGCAAAGGATATTTTTTTCTTATTTCTTCTACCTTTTCTCCAAAATATATCCCGCTTTTGTTGAGTCTTACATCAGGTAAATCAATATTCTTGCCTATATAAACATATCTTGTTTCTATTTCCATTTTTTCCTCCTATAAATTTGTATATTCTGACACAATAGGTTCTGCATAAGCTGTAAATTTTAGCCTAGAATAAAAATATGGATTAGCCTGATCACTATAAAAAGCAACCTTGATTTCTTTATTCTGTTCCAATACAAACTCCGCATTCCCAATATTATTTTTAACTCTTGTTGTTTCTTCAAGAAGTTTTCCGGCTATATATCTAGCCATTTCTAAATTTTTCAGATAATCCTCTTCTTTTTCCTCTTTCGTCCCAACCCAAATTTCAAAATCAGAAAAAGCGTTATAATATCCAACTCCAGCTCTATCCTGTCTAAACTCTAATGCTCTTAAAATAACAAATGGAAAATAATCGTTTGTCTTTTTTCCGTTTTCTCTATCTTCAAAACTGTTTGAAGGTAAGAAACCTCTATAAACATTAAATCCTTTTTCTTTCATTATTTTTTTAAGAAACTCATAAATCTTCTTTTCTGTATGAATCATTATTCCAATATCCTTCCAAGTTCGTGATCTATTCTTATATTAAATTTCTCTTCCATAAATCCCTGTAAATAATCAAGGATACTTAGTTCTCCAAGCATTTGAGGAGCAGATGGTCCCATTCTACGTTTTATTGGCAAAGATTTTCCTGTTTCTCTTGTAAATGCCCCTAATCTTCCGTCAAAATAAGCGATAAAGGCGTTTGGTAAATCTCCACCTTCTCCTTTTTTGACTACTGCCGAAACCATTGTTTTTCTTCTTGTTTTTGGATTTAATTTGAAATGATCTAGCCCAATCATCCCCCCTTTTGAATTTATTTTTCCAACCAAGTTTCCTGGATTGGCATTAAATACGTTTATTGATTCTGCCAATTTTCCTCTTGCAACAGTATACATTGCAGTAGTTCTTCTCATTTGCTCCGTTTTCGTCATTGCAAGAGAACGATTTACTGCAAATGCTACAGCTTTTGGAAATTTATCAGGAAATTGACTCAATGCACTTTCTACTTTTTCCAGTTGATGTGGATCTAATTTTACATCAAACATTTAGACCTCCTCATATTTCGCCAAATCTATCTCATGCATCCCCATATCAAATTTACTTAGCATAACTTCATAAGTTTCTCCATCCAATGTCATCATTTCCCCTGGATGCGGCTTAATTTTTAAATCCTTTTCTCCAACAAAAACTGTAAATCCTTCCTGAAAAGTTCCTTCTTCCTGTGTAATGAGTCCATTTTTCTGTTTATTCTGAAATTTTTCCTCATCAATCACACATTTAATTTCACGTCCATTAAAAGTATGCGTTGTACCAAATTCATCAATATTCAAAAATATATTTCCAATATCATTAGCAACCATTTCTTTAAAATTCATAGATTATCACCTATTTATTTTTATTCTTTTTGTTTTCTTTATCAGTTTTTTCAACATCTTGATTATTTTCTTCAATTAAATTTTCGGATACCACTTTTTCAGTAGTATCTTTTATTTCTTCAATCAATTCTCTTTCAAGACAACTTTTTACAACTGATTTTTCCAAAATATCTACTTCTGCCCCTGCTTCATAACTAACTCCGCTATAAATCAAAGGCTTTAATGTTTTATACTTCATCATAACCTCCTATTTAACTTTCAATATTTTTATAGCTTCTATGTCATAAACTACTGGAAGCGGTCTTGATTCTGTTCTGATTTCCACTGTATTTGATTTTGAATCTTCATCAGTAAATACTGAACGTTCTGCCACAATTATTCCTTGTTTCACATCTGCCGCCGGTCCATAAATAATTGTATTATTGCTTGGTGCTAATAACACTTTACCTTCTGGAATAATATTTTTTGTTGTATAAGTTTTACCATCAGCATTTAACACAGAATGTTGCGACTGGTAAGAATAAATAGGCAATCCAAATGGTGCTAGAGTTCCAATATAGATTGCTCCACCTGCAACTTCTCTAGGATTGATTTCTCCCGCATGATAATTTTTAATATCCAGTAATTTCTGAATTTTTTCATTTTCTACAAATAATTTTGCAGCCACAGGATCCATTAAAATCATTTCAGGTCTTAATCCTGTAGTTTCTCCAATTTTTGTTATAGCCGCCTGTAAATCTCCGATTATATCAGCATTAGGCTGTGTCCATAAAGTAGCAGGAGTAATTTCTTCAACTGTTCCAAATTTAATTTCTCCTTTTATTCCTTCGCCTTCCACGATTACTTTTCCATTAAATAAAGCTTCAGTACACATAATTTCTTCACGTCTTGTAATTTGTTCCTCAAATTCTGCAAACGATTCAGCAAGCAAGTCCGCTTTTCTTTCTTCAGGACTTTTTCCACCATATATAGTTTCCCCTGCTGTTTTATTAAAAAATAACTCAAAAGCTGAAAAAGTTCTTTTTGGCGCTACTTTTGGAGCTTGAAAAAATTTACTTTCATAAGTGTTTTTTACCATTTCTGTTCCTGGAATAAATTCAGATACAAAAGGTGCTACAAGTTGTCTTCCTTTTCTAAATTCTATTTCCATTTTTTGATTTTCTGATGTTTTCCTATTTTTAAAATAACTGTCTTTTATAAATGATTTTGGTCTAATTACATTCTGGTCATACAACCCAATAAATTCTATTACTGCTGGCATTATTCCTTACCTCCTAATCCTTTTATTACAATACCTTTATCTCTAGCTGCCTTTGTAAAGCTCACTTTCTGTGTTCCTGCTTTCACTTTCAGCCCTTCAAATATAAATTCTCCTGAAATAGCTACAGTTGTTTTAGTTTTTGCGGTTGTTCCATCCGCATCCTCCATAACTATTCCAAACAAATCCGTCCCATCTGAAAGTTCAGCACCTCCATTTACAGCGTCTCCTCTTTTTACATTCTTACCTTGTGGCACTTCAAATTCCATATATTTATGCCCTGTACCACTTAAAAACTGTTCACTGGTATATTCATTGCCTTTTGTTACAAAATCCATTATTTGCCCTCCTCTGTTTTTTTATTCATTTTAGAAAAAATGTTTGAAATATTTACTCCCATAAATTTTTTCTCTTCATTATTTTCCGCTGTACCATTATTTGGAACTGGCGGTGTAAAATTATTTTGACTATCATTCTTAATATTTTGTAATTTCTGAATTCTTTCTTCCTTCTGTTTATTCAAAATATTTACTGCCAACACACTAGCTTCTACTGGCTCATTATATTTAGCATTTTCAATAAGTTCAGAATAATTTGATACATCCAAGTTATCAATTTCTCTCATTCTTTCCCTTTCTTTGGTTATTCCAGCTTCCTTACCTTCATTGAAGATTTGATTGTAAAGTTCTGGAAATTTGTTTTTTAACTCTTCTAACGTCATATTCCCTCCTTCATTTTTCTGATTTTCTGTCAAATTTAATATATCTCTAAATTTATCAGCTATTTCTTCAGGACTTCCTGTACTATTTACAGAAATATTTATAATTCTTGGATCTTGATTTTTCTTTTCTTTAAAATTTTTAAATCTTGAAATATCAAAAGCCATATTGTTTATAATCAATTTATTCTCAATAACTTCTTTTTCCACACTTTCATCTAATATTTCATCAACAAATCCATATTCCTTAGCTTCTTCTGCACTCATCCAAGTTTCGTTATCCATTAATTCCGACAACGTTTCCTTGTCAGTCTTTGCTTTATTTAGATATGTCTCAATAATGCTATTTTTAACTTTATTTAACATTTCAAGTGTTTTTTGCATATCTTGATTATTTCCGTAAGCGAAAGTTATTGGATTATGTACCATAAATAAAGCATTTTTAGGCATTCTTACAGTATCACAAGCACTTGTTATGATAGTTGCAGCACTTGCTGCCAATCCATCTATATTTGCTGTTATTTTAGCCTTATGATTTTTAAGAGTATTCGCTATTGCTACAGCACTAAATACACTCCCTCCCGGACTATTTATATGCAAAGTTATATTTTCCACATCCCCAAGATTTTCAATATCCTGTTTAAACGCCTTATCAGATATATCATCCCAATATTCATCACTTCCAATGCTCCCATAAAGTATCAGTTCAGCTGATTTTTCCTCATCATTCTTCATCACGTTCCAAAATTTGAGTTGTTTCGGCATTCAATACCACTCCTTTCTCTGTTAATAATTTATTTTCCTTTGCCAAAATTCTTATATTCTGCTCAAAATCTCCTCCATTAAGTTCTGCCGTTTCTCTAGTTCTAGTCGATAATCCATTATTAATTCTTATAACAGCAGCATTAGCCTCTTTTAATGGATCTATTTGCCCTTGAGATGGTCCGTTCCATTGAGAGCCACACCACGCTTTATCTATAAGAAAATCAGTTCCATAATTTTTAAGTTCAACTCTACCTAACAAATACGCTTCGTTTAACCATTCTTCATAAATAGGCTGGGTAAAATTCTCTACAAACCATTCACGCCTTTTCCTAAACATTTTCCACGCTTCCAGAAGTGCTGCACGACTTGCTGAATAACTTGCCGTAAAATGCTTTATTAAAAGTTCATAAGGAACTTCCAAAGCACTTCCTATTTGTCTTAGAATACTTGTAACAAAAGGATCAAATTGAGCATTAGGTCTTCCTGGATTAGTAGCTTTTGCTTTTTCTCCTGGATTAAGCCCTACAACCATTCCTGGTGCAAGTTCTATAGTAGTTTCATCTTCCGAATCTACCAGCAAATCATTTTCGACTGCTTCGAGTTCACCTACATCAGCACCGCTCGAATTTTCGGCTTCACTTTCAATAAAAATTGCATACATTCCGCTTATAACTGCTGCCATTAGTTCGGCTTCGGTATAATTTCCAAGCTGCTTTAAATTCTCAATAACTGGAGATAATATTGGAATTCCCCTTACCTGTTCAGGTCTTTCTGTGAAAAGTAGATGTATTATATTTTTTTGATTTTCGCTTCCATAAACTTTTATAAATTTCTCACTTACTCCCCCAGTTGCGTCTAATGGATGTTCAGATGAAACATAATAACCTTCAATTCTTCCATTTTTATCTATTTTCACACCTTCAACCACACTTTTATCTGAAATCATATTGTTTGGAGTATATATTCTGTCAGGCTCTAAAATTTCGAGTTTTAAACTGTACGGATTTTTTGGAGTTTCAAAATAATTTAATTTTATAAAACATTCTCCATTCATCAGCACTGTCAAAAACACAAGTTCCTGAATCTGATAAAAGTTCATAGTCCCTAGATTATCAATCTTGTCTTTAGACCAAAGTTCAAATTCTTTTTCAATTAAACTTTCTATTACTTCGGCTTCTTCATCACTAATCCCTATTGTTTCGTTATCAATAGCGGACTTTAATTTTAATCCGCTCCCAACAACATTCGTATTAATAGTTTTCAACGCCCCAGTAGCCACAGAAGTTCCCATATATAAGTCTCTTGAACGCTCAATCAATTTTTTACGATTTTTATAAATGTCCTTCTTCACTCCGCCACCAGTACTTTGCCAGCCTAGCATTGATTTTTTAGTAGTTGAAGCACCGTGATTTGAATATCCAGTATTAAGAATTTCTAATTTTCTTCTTGCTTGAAACCTTTTAAGTCCTTTTTCCGGATTAAATGCCGTTACCAATTTATCAATAAAATTCATAAAACACCTCCTTTTCTGCTAAAGATTTCTAGGTACACCTCTTCTCACTCTCCTGTTGCCTTTGCCATTTATTTTTTGAAGTTCATTTTCCCAGTAAGCTCTTCCTTTTCTTATTGCATCTATTCCCATTCGAGTAAGTTCCCTAGTTCCAATTTTATAACTAGTTCCAGCCAAAGCTGCTCGTTCAGCTTTGCCGTATTCAACTATCATTTCTAAAATATATTCTCTTGAATAATTTGATTTTCCCATTTTTTAAATTCCTTTCGACAATATTTTTCTTTTTGTTTGCACTTTTGGTCTTTCTGTAACATCAATCAAATATTTTTTACTCAAATCAGGATTAGCTATTTTTAACGCAGCATAAGCATAATTTCTAATATCCAGCGGTTCATTCCTTTTAGTTCCTGTAACAACCCACTTAGTTTTTCTTACTCCTTTTTCAAAAGTTGTAATCTTAACTTCTGCAGTCAATCCTTTAAAATATGTCTCATCATATCCTCTTTCAATATTGTCCGGAAAATGCATATATCTCGGTCCAGGCAAATCAATTTTAAGTCTGGCCATAATAGTTTCTTTTCCAGTGTCAGTGTTTAAAACAAATAGGGAAATCTGTCCTTTATTTGTTTTTGTTGGTCTAGTAATAAAAGGCTTTCCTTCAACACTTCCACCTTTTACTCCAAATATTCTTTTAATTTCACGAGGTTTCACAAATCCGTAAGTTGACATCGTGTGATTTCCTCCTGTATCAATACAGGTACATATTATTTTTATTTTCTGTCCGTTAGCATATGTAAATTCAGTGTCCAAAAATCTTTCAAGCTGATTCCACACATGAGTTTCCGCAGGATTCCCTATGAATACTTTATAATAAATCCCCCAGCTTTCTTCATCAGCTCCCCAACCTACAACTTCACATTCCAATCTATCATCTTGAACATCAACTCCCGCAGTCAAAACGTTTACTTTTTCAGGAATTTCGCAGCCATAATGTTCTTTTCTGTGAGATATTTTTTCAAAATCCATTTTATCTCTTTTTTCTTCAAAAGTTTCACCTAATGCAGTATTAGTGAAAACCTTCATAAGTTGAACATCGCCTTTAGATTCCTTGAATTTTTTTATTATACTTTTCCAAGTTGAAAAAGGACTATACAATTCACTAATATGAAATCCTCTTACTGCTTTCGGATCAATTTCATCATTTCCCGCAATCCATTCTCCCTCTTTCATATTTTTTTTCCATTCGTATTCACTTGAAACTTCAAGACAATCTTGACATTTGTGTCCAATATTTTCAAAAACGATATTTTTCCATTCCAATCTTTGCATTGTTCCACATTTTGGACAAGGAATATAATATTCTTCCTGTGTACTGTTTTCATACTCCTGTTCTATTCTTGATTCTCCTCTTACTGTTGGTGTACTTGTTAAAACAATTTTTTTGTTCCAAAATGTTTTTGTTCTCTCAATTGCTAAATTTAACGGATCACCTTCACCCTTTACATCATTTGGAAATCTATCAATCTCATCTGCCAATAATATCCGTATTGGCCTACTCGCAAGTTCAGCTGCTGAATTACTTCCAGTTAAAATAATATATCCACCTGGAAAATCTTTTTGAGTTTTAGTATCTCTTGATGTTTCATTTTCGATTATTTTACTTTTTAATTGTGGTGTGCTAAGTATCATGTCATTTAATCTTGTTGTTGCAAAATCTTCTGCCATTTTTTGAGTCGGCATTAAAAACATTATAGGAGCAGGGTCATAATCAGCATGATGTCCAAAAGTATTCAATAAAAGTTCTGTTTTGGACAATTGAGCTCCATACATCATTATCACTTTTTCTGTTTGTTTATCAGATATTGCTTTCATCACTTCTCTTTGAAACGGTACTCTATCAGTATTCCACCTACCTGGTTCCGCAGAAGTTTTGGAACTTAATATTCTATAATTGTCTGCCCATTCATCAATTGTTAATTTTGGCGGTGGCTTTAATACCGAAATAATTTTTTTAAACAAATTATTTGCTTTTTTTAGGTCTGCCTCTCTTTTTCGGGTTGTCATTTTTCTCTTCCTTTAAATTTTTTTTAATTGATTTAGTGCTTAAATTCTCTTCATCCTCATCTTCATCAATATAATTTTTACTTTTAAACATTTCAGGACTATATTCACTTAATTCTGTCAAAGTATCAGATATTCCTGTTAAAATAATGTCCTGTATTTCTCCCAAGTTATCACAAGCAATTACAGCAGGTGCTAATTTATTAGGCAATGAAAGCAATTTTCCCTTTATATTGACAAGCATACTCGTCATTACTTCTTCAATTACTCCCGCTGGATGTAATTGATTCTTTAACTCCGATATTTTCAAGGCTTTTAATTCTGTATCTTTTTTTATTTTCTTTATTTCTTCCCTAATTTTTTCATCTTTCAAATCTACATCTGCATCATTTTTTAACTCCAGATACTCAATATACGAATGAATACTTTCCAAAAATAAATATTTATTTTGTCCGTTTTTTTTGATAACATTTTCCTCTGCCAAACGCCTTAGATGCCTTTCGCTCAAATTCAATATTTTAGCCAGTACAACACCTTTTACAACCTCGTCATATTTCGCTTCCATTTTCACCTCCTATCGGACAGGACATGAACTTAAAAAAAATTCATATCCGGATGTTTTCCGGGACTCGCCAGACCCACAGGGCAAAAAATCTCTCCAAAGTACCTTTTTTTATTTTTTCAATACTTTGTCTTTTATTTTCTGTGTCATTTGCCTAACCTCTTTATCCATTTTCCTTTTCTTTCTCAAACTCTCCTTACATCTATCAAGATATGCATCATACAACCTTATCTTTACACTATCTATTTTTGTATCTAATTCATCATTTATATTCTCAAGTTTATCTAAAAGTTTAAGGCTCTCATCAATTCTTTCGTTTATATATTTCTTTAAATAATGTTTTATGATCTCAAACACTATTAGTGCCAATAGGGAATATCCTAATATTGTAAAAAATATAGTCATTTCTTTTAATTTCCTTTTTAGTTTTTTTGGACAAAAAAAGAGCCACTAAACAAATAGACTATTTCTAATCTATCTATTCAGTGGCTCACTCATCTGAGGTTTATCTTGCCCTGTTTTTATTATTAAATTTTCTTACTGTATATTCTTTTCCAGTGATTTTACCTTTTTTTAATACTAATGTTATTTTTATATCATCTTGATATTCTTTTGATTTTTTCAAATCCTCAAGTAAATATAAAATTTCTTCATCTTTTAATAATTCTGTTATATCTTCTTTTGTAAATTCCTTGTTATTCACATTACCTCCTAATTATACCTTATTCTGTTGATTTTTTCAATCCCATTTTTTTAAAATATTCCTCTTTTAGTTCTTCTACACTCATTTTATTCACTTTGTCGAATTCCAAAATTTTATTTTTAAATTTTTCAAATTCACTTTCCAATTTTTCTATTAATTCGTCCGGATCTGTTTCTTTGTAATCCCATCCACTATCACCAGAAAATGATTTTTGTGCTAATAATTTAAATTCCCTATTTTTGTATTCAACATAAACCACAAAATTTTTAAGTATAACTTCATCTTCAATTCCATAACTAATTTCAAATTTTTTATTTCCCATAAAATTTTTGATTAATTCCTTAAACTCTTTATAAATCAAATAATCTAAATTAATTTTTCCCACGGTTTTTCCCTTCTTGTTTCTTATTTATATCTATTGTATCATTTTTACACTCTAATCGCAAAAAAACTTATAATACGAATCAAACAATAAATTACAAATAAATTTATAGACATACCAATTAAAAATCCTCTTATGCTTGTTATTCTAAATTTAAATACTACTATATTCTTTTTAAATCTTATTACTAGGTTATAAACAAACCACACTAATATTAAAACAAATGCTACAGTAAGAAGGGCATTTATAACTCTCATTATTATATTTAACATATCTAATCCTCTTCATCAAACTTCATTAAATCATCATCATTGTATATAAGCAAGGCTATGAGCACAAATATTCTTGCTATACATTTTAAAATATATCTAATTCCTAAATATAACATTTATCCCCCAAAATTTTAAATTCTTTTTCTTATTTCCTCTACACATTTTTTTATACTGTTCAAACAATCTCTAATTATATTGTCAGCACAATCATAATTTTTACGTCCACAAGTTAATAACCGTAAACTATATGCACCCATTTCATCTGCCGTCAATCTAGCTAACACTTCTAAATTATCTAAAAAGTTTTCTATATTTTTATTTTCCTGATATGCTTCACACATTTTTCTTATTTGCTTTTCCATTTGTTTCAAATAAAATTCAACTGTTTCATAAGCTGTAGTAAATTTCTTTATTCTTACTTTTTCAAAATAAACACGATAAATTTCATGCATTTTTTTAGCAACCCTAATATGAGATTTTATTTCATTTGAATAACCGTTTATTTTTCTTTCTTTTATAGTTTCACCAAGTAAATATCTCTTTAAATAACTATACTTTTCTTCAAATTCTCTTACAATTTCTTCTTCCGATAAAAACTCTATCCCATTTGCTCCAACAAAATTAGATAATCGTATATATAGAGTGAAGGTGTCACTATCATCAATTTTAAATGAAATTTTTAATCGATCTATCCCATACAGATTACTTTCCTCTTTTATTTCCAAATCACTAATCGATTCGTCTTTCAAAATTTCAGACAACTCTTTTATTTTTCTTCCAAATAATTCTATGTATTTCATATTAACTCCTTATCCCTAATTGATTATTTCAAGTTCATTTTTCATATCTTGTGGTGTATTATTTTTCCATAGATAACTAAACTGATTATATTGAATCGCTGTATTATTTGCTCTTATCTTTGCTTGTAAGGCTATTTCCTTATTATCATCTTTCATAGACAAATAAATTTGTTTATCACTTTCATAACTGCTTACCATTGCTCTTGCAGTATCTTCCACTTTTTTCAATCTGTCATATCTTTGTCTGTCATTCTGTTTTTCTAATTCATAGTCTATTTTATTAAACCAACTATTTATCCCTAAAAAAGGATTGCAGGCTGTCATAGATAGCCCACAAATAATTAATATAAATATTTTTTTCATTTCATTCCCCTTTATTTTTCAAATTTAACAACTGTATTTTCCACTTTCATTGGAATATCTGTATACACGTATATTCCTGTCCACTCAATATATTTCCCATCTGGAGTAAAGAAAAATATCCCGTTATCATTTTCTCCATAACTTCCATCTACATCAGGAATCCAATTATTTTTACAGCTATAACTACTTGAAGGATTACATTCGTATAATTCACTATCCGGAGTTAAAAAACTATTTAAACTTGATACTTTTCCATCAACTACAAAACTTCCAACTATTCCACCGTTTTCTGTAAACAATGTTATATATCCTAATGGACGTTTCGCAGCACTTGGTAAATTCAATGCTTTTTCACGCTGTCCATTTACCCAGTAGGCCCTTTTTATTAAATTATATCTTTCTAAACTATAATCAATATCACTAGGTGTTGCTTGATTGCCTGCTAACTTATCACCTATTTTTAAAGTATTCTCTTTATCATTTTTTGTATCATTCCCAAAATTTTCTTCATCACAGCTTGTAACTAATGCTCCTAAAATCATCACAATTAATAGTAATTTTTTCATTCCTATTCCTCCGCTTTCCATATTTTATAAATTTCATTACCTATTCCCGCTCCTAACGTAACAGATAATATTGTTTTTGCTAATTTTAATAAACAAAATATTGTTCCCATTATTTTTCTTACCATTTATCCTCCTCAATTTTAAACAATCCAAAAATAAAAGTTAAAATTTGAACCCCTACTCCCCAAAAAATATATAATATAAAATCTATTAACATTAATTTCGCAAATTCTAATAATGTTTTTACACTTGAAATATCACTTATTGTTTTATACACTAATAATCCTAAACTTCCCAAAATAATTGCTAAATATAATATTGTTATTATTGCTGATACTATTTTTCTCATACTAATTCCCTTCCTATTTCTTTTTATACTTATCTTTATTCAATATTTTTTCAAAACTCGCTTTATTTTCATCTTCCTTATTCCATAAACTCCAATTTAATTTTCTCCAGTTTTTTAAATTAAATTGCATTCTATCCTTGTTTTTCATACTTTCCTCCTAATTTTCTTTTACAACTCCAAAATTTTGGTCTATATTCTCATCTCTCCATTCTTCAAACAGCTTATGCTGTTTATTTTCATCTTTTATTATTTCTTCCGCCTCTTTCTCTGTATAACCTAAATCATCTACTAAATCAACTTCGTCGCTTTCTTTACCCAATCCGCTGCCTATACTGAACCATAATTTATATTTGCTCATTTTATCCTCCTAATCTTTTTTTTAATAATCTGTGACTGAACTTTATTTTTCTTTTATAATCCCTCTATAATACCCCTCTTTCAATCTTTTTCTAAACAATTTAAAGTGATTTGGATAAACTTCCAGCAGTTCATAGACTAGCCTTTCATTCAAATAAACTGGCTCTAAATGATATTTCTCCAAAAATTCTTGCTTAGGAATGTTATGTATCTCCGTATGGTGATATCTGCATAAACTCAAAAATCTTGTTTCAAGCCCTGCGTCGAATTCATAACCGCCAATTTCATTTACATTGTCATAATGTTCTAAATCAACTGTATTATATTCGTTATGCGGTCTTCCGCATACGCAACATACTCTTTTTCTTAAGCAACTTATAATATATCTCTGTATATCTGGAACTATTTCTCTTATATGTCTCGCTCTTTTATCTCTTGGATCCAATATATACAAATTTACATCCTGTTCTATTGCAAACTCAATTATAAACTGTATAAAGTTCGTTGCCTGCTCCAAAGTTAAGGCGTTCTTTTTCATTGGCGACAAACTGAAATTATTTATTTCATATACTGTTCCAAACAAGGCCTTAAAATAATTTTTTGTATAATCCAAATCCCAGCCTTTCGAATTTGCAAACTGGTCAAATAAGATATAGCAAAGTTTCATCTGATCATCTGTTATAGTGTTCTGCGGTATTATTTCTATATCATACGCTTTCAGTTCTTCCTGCCACTCTTTTATTCTCTTTGCTGGCTTGTTTGTTGGGAAATAAAACTTTATCTTTTTGTTTTCCCTGTCAATTTCTGTGTAAGCCATTTCTTTTTAGCCTTCCTTTTCTTTATAAACTTAATACCCTTAAATAAATTAGCGTTAAGTTTCGCAAACTCAAAGTCACGGTTGTTCATTTCTGTATTGCATAATATCTTTTCTTTTATTCTTTTGACTGTTTTCTCTTTTTCATCCATCTCAATTCCTCAATTCTGCTTTTTCTATCCAGTTCTGAACATACAGTAAGGCATTTTTCAAATCTTTTCTTTTCACATCACGGTAACTCGCGACTCCAAATCTGTCTTTCAAATCTCTGTATATTGCTGAAAACATTAATTTTCTTTCTGCATCTACTACATCAAGTCTTTGAAATACTCTTAATGATACTGCTTTTTGTAATTTCCTTTGTTCCGTATGGTCTATTCTTATCTCGTTATCAACTTTATTTTCTACGACACCAATTCTATGCTTAACACTCTTCATTTCATTTGCCTGCAATATGATCATATCTTCTACTGTCATTGGTTTTTGAAGCTGTTCGATTTTTTCGATAAGCTTAAACCTTGTTTCAGCATTATATCTTGCACCAAGTTGTAGCACTCCTTTGTAATTCAAAAGAAATGCAGGTTGGTTTCTGTTAAAATTATCAATATATGTGGTTGGCTGAAAAATTAGCCGACCTCTCTCTTCCCCTATTTTACTTATTTCATCTCTTATGTCAGACAAAATATTTTTATGTTCCTTTCCTGTTATTTCCGCTATATCTAAACTTTTTAGCGTGTTTCTGTTTTCTATATTCATTAATTCATTCATTAATTTTCATCTCCAATCATCATTTCAATGTATTTTTTTGCTTTCTTGAAGTCCTCAACACCATTTTTCTTATTTGCTCTAAGCACGTATTTAATAATATTCCCATGGCAGAAACTATTAAAATCTTTTACAGTCGCTTTTATTACGTCTATAGCTTCAACCTCTAATCCGTTTAATTTATAATGATTCGGGCTATTTACATTATCATTTTTCATCGTTTTGCTCCTTATTAAATAAATTGTTTCAAATTCGGTCTAAAATAATTTTTCCCTTTCAATATTTTCCCATCTTCCCTGAAAATTGCTTTCCCATTTTCCAGCTTGCTCATATTGCTTCTGTGGACTTCCTCAAATGCTTCAGGTAAAATTTTAACAAATCCATTTTCTGTTTCTAGTTTAAAGAGAAAATCTGTTTTTTCATCTGATAGAAAAAATATCCTTGAAGCAACGTCTCCAATATTGCCTTTATGCAGTTCTAATAATGTTCCAATGTAGATGTAGTACATGTCGCATACCGCATCTAACATTTCTGCTTTATCCTTATTTTTTTCTGCCATTTCGTATTCTCTTAATTCTTCATCAAATAACTTTTTTCTTAATTTTATTCTTTCGTCAGTTATCTCTTTTTCTAAAAATTCCTGCTGTCCAAACGCTATGTAAAACTCTTTTACTAATCCAACTAATTTATTCCATTGTTCCATTATTTAGTTTCCTCCTATAAAATTTCTATTCTTATCCCTGCATTTTCTTTATCAACTTCATAACCTAGAAATACGGGTATTATGTTTTCCATATTGTCATTCTCTATCCATTCGTTTTCCTGCATTAAGTCTAACGGAAGCTGCGCAACGTTCACATAGTCAAATGCCCTTTTACTGTTTCTTATGAAATAAAAACCAATCTTGTAAGGCTTTTCTTTGCCTTTTAGCATTTCCCTGAACTTTATGCCTTCCTGCCACCATTCATCAGCAGTATTTTTCTTGTATTTCATCACAGCTTCTGAATTTATAAGCCTTTTGCCTGTCCAACGCTTGCTGTTTTTGGAACTCGGCACATTTCCAGATATAAAAATTCTCATTCTTGCTTTTTTCTCCCTTCTTCCAGCTTAAATTTATACAATTCATCAAATGAATATTCCAAAGCCTTCTGCAATTTATTTTCTGGAATCTCCCAGTTAAACTGCTCTATGCTTTTCACATTGCCACGATGACTTTTTATGAATTTAAGCCATTCTTTTTTATCTGTTGTCTTTAATTCGTTATTGTCTATCTTTAGACAAATTAACTTTATTTTCGTTTTGTTTCCTCCTGATTTTATAATTTCATAAACACAAGCCAATGTGTTTTAGCCCTTTTATTTCCAAAAAGTGGCTTATATTTTATTGTGGCCAAAATATCTTTTAATTTGATTTGGTCTTCATTCCATTTGAAAATTAATGTCCCATTTGTTTTTAATACCCTCATACATTCGTTAAATCCTTGTTCTATGTCGTTTTTCCAAGTTTCAGAATTTAATTTTCCATATTTCTTAGCTATCCACGAGCTTTCTCCTGCTCTTATCAAATGTGGTGGATCAAATACAACTAGATAAAAACTTTCATCTGGAAACGGTATTTGTCTAAAGTCGGCCACAACGTCAGGGCTTATCTTTAAACTTCTTCCATCACATAGCGTGTCCTCAAATTCTCTTTTATCCATGTATACTGTGTTCTTGTTATTTTTGTCAAACCAGAACATTTTTGAACCGCAACATACATCAAGTATTTTCTTTTCTATTTTTCTTCCCCTTTCATCTTAATTTTCAATATTTTCTCAATCCGTCCAATCTCTTTCCTGTTTTCTTCAATCTTTATTCCGTTTGCTTTTATTTCTTCTGTTATTTTCATCATTTTCCTGTTTAGTATCGCGTTCACTTCTCTTAAGCTGTCGTTTTCAACGCTTAGCCTGTCTTTTTCTCTTTTTAGATTTTGCATTTATCCTCCTAAAATATTTCTTCCTTGAATCCATGTTTCTTTAACCATTTTCTCGAAAATTCTTTTTCTTCGTTTGTACAGTTTGGTAAATTACATATCCCTTTGTGTACCCCTGCCCAAAAAGCCAAGTTATTTCTCGGCATATTTTTGTTATGTTTATGCATAAATTCTTTTATTTTGTCCGCATCATAAGTCAATAATACCTTCTTTAATTCATCCTGATAACTGTTCATCTATCCTCCTATTAGCATTTTATTTTTTATTTCCGACAAATCGACCTTATTTTCAATCTGTGTCGCAATATTTTTATATTCAAGCCTTATGAAATTCATATTTTCTGTATTGCCAATTTTGGCTTCCTTGTAACCTATCATTCTAGGTTTTATTTGTCCGAATAATTGGCTTGTACCCCTGTAATAGTCAGAAGTTTCGTAAGGACGTTCACAAAATCCTTTGTATATGTCGTCAAACTCCCATTTCAGAAAATTCTCAAATTCATCATCTTTCATCGTGCATAGTCTATTCCAGCCTATATAATCGACTACGGCGTGTACTCCCTTATCCTCGAAACACACCATACCTTTACTTCCATTTTTATGTATTGCTGTTTTAAGCAATTTCTTTGCATAAAATACTTGCTGTTCCAAATCTGAGTCTTTAGCGTATTTTAAAATTACTGTGACTTTTGGCAAAAAATCGCCTTCACATTCCTTGACTATTCTGCCTATTGCACGGTTAAATCGTTCTATGCTAAGTTCAGCTAGTCCCATAAAATAAATATTTACAAGCCCTTCTGTTACTCGTGTACTAGGATAATAGTCAAGCAACTTTCCGAATCCCTCGTTAAATTCTTCTATAGTCATTAGTTTGCACCTCCAAAATATTTTTTAAGTCCTTCTGCTGTTACTTTTGGTCTTTCAGTTTTAATGCCAGTTCCAAATTTCTGATCAGCATGAGTATTGTTTTTTGTTTCCGCATTTATTTTATCGTCATAATTTCCCTCAAGCACTTTCAAAAGGTTGGACTTGTTAATAAGCCAATCGAATGTTATTTGCCAATTATTTTTATTATCCCCTTGTAAAAATTTTGAGATATGGATTTTATCCATCGCCTGCAATAATTCTTCCGCTGTGTATTCGTTAAGCAAAATTTTTATTGCTTTTTTTCTTTTGTCATTTATTTTTAACTTAACTCCTGACAAATTAAATTTATGTGCAATTTCTATCCATTTGTTTTTTATCTCTTCACACACGGAAGAAAAATTAATTTTTTCTTTTTCTACACTCTCTCTATCTCTTATAGAAGAATCTATTAAAGAAGAATCTGTTATAGAAGAATCTTTGTCTACCCATTTTGAGTAGCCCCCCTTATCATTTTGAGTACCCCCTCTATTCAATTTAGGTAGCCCCCCTACCTGTTTTGAGTAGCCCTCGTTGTCATTTTGAGCAGGGGTATCTTCTGTTTCGTATTCCAGTAATTCAGAAAATTTTGTTCCAAATGAAATATACAAAAACGTTCCTTTTTTACCTTTCTTTGAATTTATAACCTGCTTTTTTAAAAATCCTTTTTCAACAAGCTCCCCTGTTTTTCTTATAAATGTGCTTTTACTTCCGACAAGTGGTATCTGACTGTATAAATAATCATAAGTTATCCACATAAATTTATCTTTTTCCAACATTTTTTCTTTAGTTTCTTTATTTTCAACTTCATATTCTAATATCTGATATTCAATTTTGGATGAATTACTTGAATACATATCAGCAAACAATCTTAAAATCAAACTGTCTGCCAAATCCAAACCATTTTCTATCAGTTTATCCTGTCTGAAGCCGTTTATCGTGTTTTTCATTTCTACACCTCTTTACTTAATTTAATAAATTTGATATAATCAAATTATGAAAATATTTGTATGCGCTTCGTTTGAAGTGCTTTTTTTGTTTACTTTTCAATTTTCTTTTTTACTTTCAATTAAATTAGATAAATGTTTTATATTAAAGTTTGGAACAAAATTTCCGCTCATTGTGTTGTATGCCCAGTTTATCTCTTCCTGCGTATATCCCATTTTTCGTAACTCAAGAAAAGATCCGAGTAACAGTGCAAAAGAATTTATTCCTTCTTCAAATTTTTTATTGTCCATTTAGTACTCCCTTATTTCGTTTTTACCCCCTTTTGAGTTATAATAATATCGCCAAATAAAATCAAATTCTCACGAAAGGAGGTGTTATTATGGTTAAAGCTATCGTTTATGCGATTTCAAAAGTTAATGATTTTAAAGTTCTGTTACTTCCTAACGGAGAATTTGCTCCTATGGAAACTACTGAAAAATTACATTTAGAAGATGAAATCTTTATCCAAGATTTCGGTCTTGGCGGTGTAACTTTTGAGTATAATAACGAAATTTGTACAGGATTTATTGAAGATTTTTGTTCTTTGGAAATCGCATTGTCTTTTTTGAATTAGTTTTAATATGTGTCCTTACGATTCAATGCATCTAATAAAAGGACACATCTTCTATTTCTATTTCTAAAAGCTTTCAATTCCGTACATATGTATAAATTTCTATAAATCTCTTGTTTTATTTCATCTTCTTTTACAGGATCTCTATGTTCACTTTTCCTAATTGCGGTAAAAATATGTATAATATCAGTAATATTATTTTCATCTTCCAGCGATTCTATTCCCGACTTTTCAACAAAGTTATCTTTCAAAAAAACTAACATTTCTTCATAACATTTTTTTATTAATTTTTTTTCCATAAACTCTTGCACCTCCTATTTCTCATTTACAATTCTTTCAACAAAAGAAAATAAGTTTTTGTTGTGTTTTAAATTAATTGTGCTTGCTAATAGTGATATGCTAAATATTAAAGCTGTCTCAAAATTTGTCAGCTTTAAAATCAGCAATGCCGCTATTAGCTCTTTTAAATAAATGAATATTCCTATTGAAAATAGCAATCCTAATTTAAAAAATCTTTTCATCTCACACCTTCTTTCTTCTCTCATTTTATAATCCTCCGCTTTGTGCTATAATTTATTCGCCAAAACAAATTATCAAGAAGAAGGGAGGTTTATAGTTATGTATAAAGTTTATGCTTGTCTACTTGGACAATGGACTGAACTTACCGAAGATTATCAAATTGGATATAATAATCAGTTTTTTTCTCCATATAATTGGGCTAAAGATGGATATATCAAAAATACTCATGATTTTATTGAAAACAGTTTTTATGATATGCCAATTGTCGAGATTATCCATAAAAATAAAAAATATTTTTTAAGTCCAGTACATATTCAAATTACTATAGAAGAATAGTTCCTTTAGAATTTCTATAATAATCTTTTATTTTTTTCAGAAACTCATCTTCTTCAATTTCAACATCAAAGGTGAGTTTCTCTTTTTTTTCTTTGAAATATTTTTCAACAGATCTTACTACTTCCTTAAATTCTAATTCCGTAAGCCCTTTTAATGCTTCTATTCCAGTTATCACTTTATCAGTTTCTATTTCTCCTTGTGCAGGCAAACGCACTCTCATCAAGATACCTCCTTCCTTTTCTTTTGGGTTTTGTTTTTTGTTTACTTTAAGGTAAACTTTATTTGTAAAAAAAATTAGCGTCCACACTCAATTTTTCACATATTTTTTTAAATTGTTCAGTATTAAAAGTAATTTTTTTCTTTTTTAAATTTTTTAAGTGATAAAAAAATAACTGCTTTGACATGCCAATTTCTCGTGAAAATTTAGCTGGACTCATGTTTTTTTCTCTTATTTTAGATACAAATCTTTCGTAAATTTCCAAATTTTCTCACCTCGTTTTTAAGTTTACCATAAAGTAAACAAAAAGTCAAAAAATTTTTAACAAAAAAGAAGCCTTTTACAGCTTCCTGTATTCTTAACAATTGTTTTTTTTAATAAATATTCTTATTTCATCGTTATTGCTTCAGGACGAATTAACGGAATATTTATCATAAACCTTTCTTGAATTTTAAATATAATTTGCCCTATAAAATACAAAACATTGTCTTCTCCAACCTGATCCAACATTGCCTTTTCTCCTGCAATTTCTAAAGCTGATTTCCATTTTGTTCCCTCGGTTACATCTCTGTCCAAAAACTCATCAAAATAAACATTTATTTCATCGTAATAAACAATCAACGCTTGTTTTAAATCTTCTGCTGTTCTAACGGATTTGAATAATTCTTCTATTCGATTTCTTTTCTTTTTTATTTCTTGCAATATATGATCCAAAGTTTTGTTCTTTAGTTCTATATTCTTATCTTGCAATCTTTGACCTAACAATCTGACTCCAATTTGCAACATCGAGTATAAAAAATTAGGATGAGATAAAGCAACTTCGTAAATTTCTTTGACTTTTAATCCATGATTTCCGTCGTATATGGATTTCAAAGCCCTATCTATCAGTTCTAGCGTATGGTTAAAAAAATCCTCATTTATAACTTCCAACTCATATTCCTCGAACATATTATTTATATGATCAGTAATTCCATGCGTTCCGTCTTTCCAAGGTTTTCTTCCTGCTATTTTGTTTCTTAATGTAACCCCTTTTATTCTTCCTGTTTCCATAAGATAAACATCATAATCTTTTAATCTGGGTTTTACAACTGTTGCCATCATTGTAACTGTCGCTTTCACCATTACTTCTGTGACCGACATTCCATTGATTTCTGCTATCATTTTTATTCTGTTACCAACTTTTATTTCATCTAATTCGTACATTTTATTCCTCCTCTAAAATAATTACCGCTTCTTCTGTTGTATAACTTTCCAATTTTTTTATATGCTCTTTATAATTTTCAATTAATTTCTTTATCATTTTTTTCAATTTGTTTTTATCCTTATCATCCCACGTTGTTAAAATATCAACTTTTGACATTTTAAGATTATTGTATTCTATAATATCTTTTATGGCAAAAATTGCTTCATTTCTACGAACATAATCATAATCTAACGCTTCTAAAAATCTTGTATCTTTCTCTTCTGTTTTTAAAAAATCTTTCTCAGCAATAAAATTATTAGAAGTTTTAGCAGGTACTTTTTTTATTCGTATTAATTCCTTCTCCAGTCTTTTTTTCTCGTTCTGCGTTAATTTAACCTTTTTTAAAAAATTTTCAATAAATCTTTTTGACGCTTTGTTTGTTCTTTCGACCAAACTTATTTGGCTTGTACTATATTTTATTTTTTCACTCATTTGTTGTAATGTATATTTGTGTTTTTTCCTATATTCTTTAAAAAAAATTCCTATTTCCATTTTTATTAACTCCTTTAAAAAATTCAGTTTTTATAGTGTATATTATAACATATTTTTCCTATTTTGTTAAAAAAATAATAGGAATTACTAACACAAATATTTTATTTCTTAAATCTACTTTTCAACTCAGCCAACCTCATCAACTTTTAATAATCAAAACATAAATTTTTTATTTCTCATACTTATAACCATACTAATAACTCCTTTACACTCAACTTTATCAAGTTCGTGATTTGGAATTATATAATCTGCATAAGCTGGGTTATAAGATTTTAATATTAAATTTCCTGTTCCCTCTTCAAAAAATACTCTCTTCAAATATTTAGAGTTTTCTTGATATATTAAGGCTTCTTGTCCATTTAAAACTCTTATATCTATACCGTCTTGAACATCTACAACTATTATATCTCCGTCATGATAATGAGGCTCCATACTATCTCCTCTAACTCGGCAAGCGAAATCTCTTTTTTTCACATTCTTGTTTATATTAGGAATACTTATATATTCTATTTCTTCAATGTTTTCATCCATTTCAATCAATCCGTTTCCTGCGCTCGCCATTCCGTATATCGGTATTTGAATAAAACTTGTAAATATTTCGTCTGATACATTGTTTGAAGGTTTTTTATTATTTATATATTTTTTTATCTCTTCTTTTAAAAAGTCTGTTCTTCCAAGTTCAGCAACTAATAAAAAATTTTCTTTTTCTTCTTTTGTTAATTTAAACTCTTCAATAAATTTTTCTATAAAATTTTTTGACGGATTTTTACTTCCATTTATGTATTGGCTTATTGCTCCTTTGGATTTTCCTGTTTTCATTCCGATGTACTCATAAGTATAATTTCTACTCTCCGAAAAATATTTCAAAAATTCTCCTAATGTATTAAAATTCATAGTTAACCATCTCCTTTATTAAATAATTATACCACATTTAGTAAAAAAATGTTTGACTTTTTGTTTACTTTATGGTAAACTTATTTTGTAAACAAGAAACATATAAATATTTTTTTAATTTAATCGTTTACTATTTGGTAAACAAAACTTTGCAAAAGGAGATGAATAAAATGAGCTTTAGCGAAAACCTAAAATACGCAGAAGGAGCAGAAAGAGCAAGAGACTTAGCGTGGGAACGTTTATGCGACGAAGAAGACCAAGCGATAGCTGAATATAAAGAATCGTGTGAATTTCTTGAAAATGAATTCAAGGAATTTAAAGCAAAATATGAAAATCAATTAAAATACATATCGCTAGAAGATTTTCACAACTATCTGATTGACAGATACGAAGAAGCAGACTTTGATTTCAAATCATTCGAAAGCATTGTACTAGATTATATCGAAGACGCAAAGGCTTGGGAAGATTGGGAAAAGAAAAATCCTGATTACACAGATGAAGAAGAAAAGGGATTTGATAAAGAGTGCGATATGATATGTGATAAAATGGCGGCTATTTTATACAAAGAAAATTAAGGAGGAATAATGAAATACACTTTATACAAAGATAATAAACCCATAATGCAAAGAAAACATTTTTATCCAATAAAAATGTATCTTATAAAAACTTTGGGAATAAAAAATATTTATATCCCACATAAAGACTTAATGGATATAGCTAAAAAAAATAATTATAAAATGGAGGTAGAAAGATGAAATTTGAAGCATTAGCGATTGTAAACGAAAACAACAAAAAGGTTTTAAAGGAAAAGGAAGCTAAAAAGCTGAAAAATAGAATCAAAAAATTATTCAAAAAGTAATTAATGTTTTACCAAGCCCATGAACGATTGTGGGTTTGGATAAGATATTAATTATCTCAAATAAATTTCGGGAGGCAAAATATGACAATAAGGGAACAGCTGGAAAAAGAAATGGATAAACAGGAAATCAAGGAATTGGAGGGAAATAGCGTTGATGACAACAAAGAGTGCAATAAAATGGATAATTCTAATTGTAGCAACCACTCTAATGCAAATTGAAACAATCAGAATCAAAGGGCATTGGATAGCAGGAGGAAACATAGCATTTCCATTCTTAATGGCTATATTGCTGTGGTACGTGCCAAACAGAATTACAGATTTTAAGGGTCTTGTAAAAGGGGAAAATTTTAAAGGAGAAAAACTATGTGGATAAAAATTAAAGACGATTTATATAATTTGTCAAATTTTCACGCTATAGGAAAAAGGGAGTTTGAAATAAAATTTTCATATTTCCAAAGAATTTCTACTATTCATTTCGATACACAGGATGAATGTGATAGAGAATTTGATAGAATCGAAAAATTATTGCTGGAGGGAAAATAGATGCAATATAGAGAAATAAGTTATGCCAATGAAGAGGAGTGGCTAGACATAAGAAAAAAAGGAATTGGTGGAAGCGATGCAGGAGCAATAATGGGAAAAAATAAATATAGAAATATTATTGACGTTTGGAAAGACAAAACTGGAAGAGTACAAAATAATTTCACAAGTCCTGCAGCTCAAAGAGGTAAGAACCTTGAAAAAAATATATTTGATTCCTACAAAGAAGACCATCCTGATAAAAAAATATTAGAAGTTAATAAAATGTATGTTCATTCAAAATATGACTTCATACGGGCTAATTTGGATGGAGAAATTGTTTATGAAGGTAAAAAAGGGATACTTGAAATAAAGACAACTACAATTAACAAATGGAACAAATATATCGAAGAATGGCAAGATAATATCCCTAAAAGTTACCTGTATCAAATATTACATTATTTCCTAGTAACAGGATATGAATATGCTGTTGTGGTATCCGAAATAAAGTTCGAATGCTTTAAGAATGAAAATTCAACACCATTTGACCTAGATAAAAGATTGCAGACAATAGTTATAAACAGAGCTGATTGGGAAGATGAAATACAGGAACTTTTGAATAAAGAGATTGAATTTTGGGAATGTGTCAGAAACGATACAGAGCCAAGAATGATAAAAACTTATGGAGGTTAAATAATGAGATTTAAAAAAGAAGAATTGCTTGACAAATGGTTCAAATCAGAAATAGAGATTTCAAAACTTTCAGAAGAAGAAATACTTTGCTTAATTGACGGAAGTGCCGACTTACTTCAAGAAGATATTATTTATATACTTAATGAAGTTGGAGAAACAGTAGAAATTGAACGTGGAGAGCCGCACAGATGGGTAACATATGTTACTGAAGTCAAGGAAATTATGGGAAGATTTTTTGAATTTAAATATGGTGAGCCTAACACAGAAATGCAAGATTATGATTATAACGGTATCGGTATTATAGAAGTTTTCCCAAAGGAAATCACAATAAAAAGAACGGTATATGTACGAAAGGAGAATCTTTGGAATGGAAAATAAAAATGTAGAAATTGAAACGGAAACATCATTAGTTACATTGCCTAAAATGGAATTCGTTTTTGACAGTGCAAAAATAATTCCAGCTAAAATTGATAAAGATATGATTGATTTTGAAAAGGCTGAACAAAAAGTTGAGGAAATCGAGAAACTTTATGATGTAGTATTTACTAACGTGGAAGATATTAAAAAATACAGGGAAGAAGTAGCGAGCACAAAAGCAAGTGCAGATAAGTTTAAAAAAGATTTAATGGACTATCTAAATGCTGACACGAAAGAAATAAATCAAAAATTAATAAATTTGATTAAAAGAGTGGAGGCAGTAAGAAAGTTTTTGCACGAAAAAGAGAAAGAACTGGATAATGTTAAAAGAGAGAAAATAAAATCTATTAAAGAATTAATTTTTAAAGATAGACCTGATTATCTAATTTACTTGATAGATAACGAAAAATGGGAAAAGAAAACTTTTAAGGAAACAAATATCGAAGCTGAAATACAGCAACAGTACGATGAATTGATTAAAAAAGAAAACTTTATAAAACAAGAAATTGAAAAAGCAAATAAAGAAATTGAATTTAAAATATTATTTGAAAATGTAAAACATTTAATAAAAGAAGAGTATATGGTTATTTCAGAAACTATCACAAATAAGATGAACGAAACTAAACAAACTGAAGAAAATTTGAGAAAGAAAGCGGAAGAAAAAGCAGAAAAAGAGAAACAACAGGAAATTGAAACCTTAAAGCAACAACAAGAGCAAGAAAAGCAAGAAGCGGTTGCTAAAGCTATTAAGGAAAAAGAAGTTCAAAAAAATTCAAATGATAATTCTGAAAAAACAGATACATATATCTGTATAAAAGTAAATGGACTTACAAAAGAAGCAACTAACGATTTACTGGAAATAATTAAAAAACACAACTTAAAATATATAAAGGAGATGAAATAAAATGGCAGGAACTTTAATGAATCCAAAAAAACAAACAAAAGGAACAGTGGGCACAACTACACTAAAATCATTGATAAACGACGAAAGAACAAAAAATAAATTTAAAGAATTATTAGGAAATAAAGCGGCTGGATTCTTAACTTCACTACTGAACACTACAAACGGAAATGCACAATTACAAGAAGCAGAGCCACAAAGCATTTTGAAGGCTGGAGCAATAGCTGCAACATTAGATTTACCAATTGATCCGAACTTAGGCTTTGCCTATGTTGTTCCTTACAAAAGAAAATACAAGGATAAGAATGATAACTGGCAAGAAGAAAACAAAGCACAGTTCCAGCTTGGATATAAAGGATTTATACAACTGGCTATCAGAACTGGACAATACAAGAAAATAAATGTTACAGAACTCTATGAGGGGCAATTCGAAAGCTATGATCCTATCACAGATGAACTTAAATATAATCTTGATGGAAAAATAAGTGATGAAGTAACTCACTATATTGCATATTTTCAAACCACAAATGGATTCGAGAAATACAATGTAATGAGTAAGGAAGAAGTAAGAGAGCATGCTAAGAAATTCAGCAAAACATTTCTTAAAAGTTCTTCAAGCTGGCAAACAAATTTTGACAGCATGGCAAAGAAAACTGTATTAAAACTACTATTAAGCAAATTTGGAATACTAAGCATTGAAATGCAAACAGCACAGAAAGTAGACCAAGCTGTTATAAAAGAAGTTGAGCCAAACGGAAATGTAGAAGTTGAATATGTAGACAGTCCTGACAATGCAAGTGATATTATTGAAGAAGAAACAGCAAATAATGATACTCAAAGCGATGATGAGACAGTAGAAAATTTTAATTCAGAGGATTTATTTTAATAAAAGAGAGGATTAATTGAGGGCACTTTTTGTAACAAATAGGAGGATTAAAATGAGAGAAATAAAATTAAGAGCTTGGCTCAAAGAAGAAAAGAAAATGGTGAACGTTGAAACAATGGATTTCACAGATAAATCCATACAATATCTTAAAAAAAACGAATTTATTAATGCGTATCTTTCAAGAAGAATGATTTTTGATGATATTGAATTAATGCAGTATACAGGACTTAAAGATGCAAATAGCAAAGAAATTTATGAGGGAGATATTCTTTTGTATGTAAATGAAAATGGCGTATTTTTACAAGAAATAGGTTTTGGTGGCGATGAAAGGGAATGCACGGAGTTTTTGAACGGTTTTAAAATAGTAAATGGATACGCTTTGGAACATGATGTTGCATTCTCTGAACTTAAAGAATTTACCAAAAATATCGTTTTAAAAAACAATATTCCGTATGAAAACGACGGAATAGATGATTTTTTATACGACGGTTGGTGGGTAATTGGAAATATTTACGAACATCCTGAATTGTTGGAGGAAAACAGATGAGCAGATACAAAGTAAATTTTTTTGTAAACAGTAATGCAAATTTTTGTTCTACGAATGCTGAAGTCATAGATTTAGTCGATGATTACGGTTATACAGAAAAAGAGGCAGAAGCAATAATAAACGATGAAGAAAAGTTAAAAAAAGAATTCGATGATTGGTTATGGGATACTATAGAAACAGGTTTTCAAGTTATCGAAACAGAAGATGAAGTTGAGGATTAGAAAAGGATGGATCTTTGTTGACACAGAAGAAATAGAAGACGAAAGTTTTAGCAGTCCAACTTTTGAAGAGACTGCTAAATATGTTTTAAAAGAATGTGTTATATCTAGCTATATTGATATGACAGAAATGGAGGAATGATGAAAAAACATTTTTATTTTGTAGATGATATATGTAAAATTTTAGGCTTTAGTAAAAGTGAAGCCTATAAAATTATACGAGAATTGAATGCTGAGTTAGAAAAAAAGGGTTATAGGACAAACAGAGGCAGAATAGTGGCATCGTATTTTGAAGAGAGATATAAAATAGTGTAGGTGATTTTTATGTCTGTTTATAAAGAAAAAGGGGACAAAAAATGGAGAGTTGAAATAAGGACAAAAGACAAAACAGGTAAAAAAATAAGAAAAAAGAAAACTGGATTTGATACAAAAAAGCAGGCAGAAGAATTTGAAAGAGAATTTATAAATAAAATCATGAACTCAAGCAATATAACCTTTAAAAGTTTATATGAAATATATTTTGAGGACGTTGAATTAAAATTAAAAGTAAACAGTATTTCAACAAAAAAAGCATACTTTAGGAAATATTTACTTCCCTTTTTCGAGAATTACTATATAGATGAAATTGTACCAAATGATATAAGGAAATTTCAAAATGAACTGATAAAAAACAATTTATCCAAAAATACTTTAAGAGCAATTGAAAATAATCTTAAAACCATTCTTAATTTTGCTATTAAATACTACGATTTACCCAGCAATCCGATGGCAAAAATAGAAATGGTTGGCTCAAGAAAAAATAAAAAGAAAATGTTGTTCTGGAATTTACAGGAATTTAATCAGTTTATTGAAGTTGTTGATGATTTAGAACTAAAATTTTTGTTCACACTTTTGTTTTGGACAGGAATGAGAATTGGGGAAGTGTTAGCATTAACATTTAAGGATATAGATTTGAATAAAAAGAAACTTAACATAAACAAAACCTTTACAAGATTAAATAAAACGGATATTATAACTGCTCCAAAAACCGAAAGCAGTATAAGAAAAATAGATTTAACAGAGAATGTTATAAATTTGTTTAAAGAATATGCAAAAACATTCTATAAGCCTGTGCCATCCACAAGAATTTTTACAAAGGGGAAGGTTGGGATTAGACTTAACTTTATAAAATATATCGAACAGGCAAAAGTGAAAAAAATTGTGATTCATGATTTGAGACATTCACACGCAAGCCTTTTAATTAACAACAAAGTTAATATATTAGCAGTCGCAAAGAGATTGGGACACGAAGACATTAAAATGACTTTAAATACATATTCTCATTTATATGATGAAGAGAATCAAAATATGATTAATATTTTAAATAACCTTTAACTAAAGCAAAAAGGACTGCATTCCATAAAAAACAGTCCTTTTAATTTTACCCCATTTTTGCCCCTTTTAACAAAATGGATAATCACTATATTCCTTTAAAATTAAGGATTTTAATATAATTTATTTTTTAATCCAAGGCATAAGTTTTCTTAATTCAGCCCCAACTTTTTCCACACCGTGATTTGCAAATTCTGCTCTTTTTTCTTTTAAGAATGGTTGTCCTGCTTTTGAATCTGCTAAGAAGTCGTTTGCAAATTTACCTGATTGGATATCTGCTAATACTTGTTTCATAGCTTCTTTTGTTTCAGCAGTTATGATTTTTGGTCCTGTGATGTAATCTCCATATTCAGCAGTATTTGAAATTGAGCTTCTCATTGTTGCCAATCCACCTTCATAAATCAAGTCTACGATAAGTTTCATTTCGTGTAAGCATTCAAAGTAAGCATTTACAGGATCATATCCAGCTTCTGTCAATACTTCAAATCCTACTTTCATAAGTTCTACTACTCCACCACACAATACAGCCTGTTCACCGAATAAATCTGTTTCTGTTTCTTGCTTGAATGTAGTTTCAAGGATTCCTGATCTTCCTCCACCAATAGCTGATGCCCATGCTTTGGCAACTTCCATTGCATCTCCTGCTGGATCTTTATACACTGCTACTAAACAAGGTACTCCACTTCCTTCTTGGAATGTTCTTCTTACTAAGTGTCCAGGTCCTTTTGGTGCAACCATGAATACGCTTATATCTTCTCTTGGAACAATTTTTTCAAAGTGAATATTAAATCCATGTCCAAATGCAATGTAAGCTCCTTCTTTCAAGTTTGGTGCAATATCAGATGCATATACATCAGCCTGAATTTCATCTGGAATCAAAATCATAACTATATCTGCATCTTTTACGGCATCTGCAGTTTCTTTTACTGTAAATCCTGCTTCAGTAGCCTCATCCCAAGATTTTGAACCTTTTCTAAGTCCAACAGTTACATCAAATCCACCTTCTCTCAAATTTAAAGAATGTGCATGCCCTTGCGAACCATACCCTAATACAGTAATTTTTTTACCTTCCAATTTACTCAAATCACAGTCAGCATCATAATAAACTGTTGTTCCTAAAATATTTCCTGCCATTTTTTATCCTCCTAAATTTTATATGTATATATTATACACTTTTTAAAAATATTTGCAAATATTTCTTTTTAATGTAACTATATATTTTATATATTTTTGAATTTTATTTTTTAGATATTTTGATTAATAAATATTTT